CTTTTTTTTTGTATTTTTTGACGGCAAACTGTCGGAATCGTGACGGTTTTGCCGCCTTTTTTTATGCAAAAATATAATCAAAGGGAGGGATGGTGGTGTTTTCAGATGAAGTTCTTGAAAAAATTTTTGCCAGAAAAGAGTTACAGTCCTTGGACTTGTCAACGCAGTCGTCTATCATACACGCAATAGAAGATGTTTTAGAGGAGGTCAAACAGGATGAATATGAGCGGAGCATACCAGAATCCGATTTATAATCAGCAGATGCAGCAATACGGGCAGCAGTACGCATACAATCCGTATATGAATCAGCCACGCATTGATAATACACAAAATTATATGCAGGCACCGCAGCAAATTCAGCAGCAGATCCCGGTTCAAACTTTTGGCATAAATGGAAAAGTAGTTCCGGCGGTAGAAAACATCACTGCCAATGATGTGCCAATGGATGGCAGCGTTGCATTTTTCCCAAAACAGGATATGACAGAAATATACGCTAAAAGTTGGAACGCAGATGGAACAATTCGCACAATCGTTTTTAAGCCAGTTTCGCATGATACTGTTAGCAATTTATCGCATGATACTGAAAAATTGAAATTTGACCTATCAGACGAGTGCACAGGTGCATTTATGCAGAAGTTTGATGAACTTTTTGGGAAGATTGAACAGATAGAAAACCGATTAGATAAAATTCCAAGCAGTCAAAGAAAAACTTCACAGGTAAAAAAGGAGAGTGATCCAGAATGAATCCGGCACAATTATTGTTAAATCAAATGATGAATTCTCCGCAGGTTCAAAACAATCCTATGGCAAAAAATGCCATGCAAATGTATCAAAGCGGAGATACAGGTGGACTTAAGACAATGGCAGAGAATCTCTGTAAAGAAAGAGGAATTACGGTAGATGAAGCAAAACAGAAAGTTATGAGTATGTTTAATCATTAGTACATTTTGGGGTGCGCGCAAAATAACCGGTTATCCCATTTGTAAATAGATCAGATGGAGGTAAACAAAATGTTTAATGGAAATGCAATGCCTAGTCTTGCTGATATTGCAGCAGTGACAGGAAACGGAAGAAACAATGATGGTATGTGGGGCGGCGATGGCTGGTGGGCTATCATTATCTTCGCTATGATCTTTGGCTGGGGCGGCTTTGGCGGCAATGGCTGGGGAGGAAACGGAGGTATGGGAGCGACAGCATCTGCATACACCGACTCTGCAATTCAGCGTGGTTTTGACACGCAGGCTATCATCGGAAAGTTAGATGGTATCACAAATGGTCTCTGTGATGGATTTTACGCACAGAATACCGCCGTTATGAACGGTTTCCATGGTGTAGACAATGCAATCTGCAACCTTGGCTACCAGACACAGCAGGGATTTAATACCACAAACGTGACACTTATGCAGGCGCAGAATGCTTTGCAGTCCCAGTTGGCTAATTGCTGCTGCGAGACCAGGGAAGCTATCCAGGGTGTAAACTACAATATGTCACAGAACACCTGTGCACTGCAGAACACCATGAACAGCAACACAAGAGACATTATCGACAGCCAGCAGGCAGGAACAAGGGCAATACTTGATTACCTGTGTCAGGAAAAGATTTCTTCCTTACAGGCAGAAAATAATGACTTAAGAAGAGCCGCATCACAGGATCGCCAGTCTGCATTGCTCACTACTGCAATGTCAGCGCAGACACAGCAGATCATCAACGCTGTAAATCCGGCTGCAATCCCGGCATATGTTGTTCCAAATCCTAACGCTTATGCGTATGGCTGTGGATGCAACACAGGATGTAGCTGCTAAAAGTAGCTGCTACACAAAATTGAATAATTGAGTATCTTAATTGAGTTTAACTCGATTATGTCTGCTGTGCAGTATTGCTTATAAACACAAAGGGCAGACTATAATGTTTGCCCTTATTTTTGAAAGAGAGGTAAATAATTATGGCAGAATTTACAGGAATTGCAATTCAAACTGTCGCGCAGGGAGAAGATGTGGCATTTACAGAAACTCCGGTATGCGCAACAAAATGCATTGTTCATAGACAGGGAAGCGGCATTGTTAAATTAAGAGGACTTACAAATCAGTGCCGGGCAAGATTTTTGGTATCTTATTCCGGGAACATTCAAATTCCTACCGGTGGCACAGTTGAAGCTATTTCACTGGCTATTGCAATTGACGGAGAACCGTTGCAGTCAACTCGAATGATTGTTACACCGGCGGCAGTTGAAAACTTCTTTAACGTTTCGGCGCAGGCATATGTGGACGTTCCTCGCGGTTGTTGTGTTACGGTAGCGGTACAGAATACGTCTACGCAGGCAATCGAAGTTCAGAACAGCAATTTAATTGCGGTCCGGGAAGCATAGGGGGGGGCGGTTTTATGGATATTATGAGAATGCACGACATGATTGAAAAACTGTCTGAATGTGCTAAATGCGAAATTGACAAAGGAATTGAAAATATAGACCCATGCGAAATGGGACAGGTTACAGATATGATGAAAGACCTTGCAGAAGCAATGTATTATCGTACATTGATGAAAGCAATGGAAGAATCCAGTGCAGATGAAACAATGGAAATGTTTGAGCGTTACGGAGACGGCAGACGGTATTATGACCGTTACCGGTATGCAGACGGCAGATTTGCGCCAAAGGGAAGAGGAACGCGGAGAGGATATGACGAACCTCCGTACTGGCACATGACACCGGAAATGTACCGGGAAATGGAACACGACCGTGATATGGATCGTTCTTCCGGCAGAATGTATTATACCGAGCCTAAAATGACACCAGATGGTGGAATGCGTGATCGCAGAGAGGGCAAAAGCGGCATGAGCCGCAGAAGCTACATGGAAAGCAAAGAGCTTCACAAAGGCAATACGCCAGAAGACAAGGATGCAAAGATGCATGACCTTGAAAGATACATGAAAGAGCTTTCGGAGGATATGGCGGAACTTATCTCCGACATGACACCGGAAGAGCGCACAATGACAAAAAGCAAGCTGTCAACGCTTGTTTCCAAAATGTAATGGCAGGGGCAGAAATGCCCCTGTTTGTTTGGAGGGAAAATGTTTTTTATAAATGGTATTGAATGGAAAATAGAATTTGTTCACGGCGCAAGTCATAAATTAATGCGCTCTGATGGCTCTACCAGCCTTGCTGTTACAGATTGGAATGATAGGATAATATATGTTTCAGATAAACCGAAAAATGGCTATTTGCGCAAAATACTGGCTCATGAACTTTGTCATTGTTTTTGCTTTTCCTATAACATTCATATGCCGATTGAGCAGGAAGAGTATCTTGCGGATTGGATCAGCCTGTACGGTACTGATTTGATCTATCTTTTGGATGATCTGATGTCAAACATTGATTGGAGGGCAGCATAGTGGACAAAATAGATGAATTGCTGCGGTATATTCACAGAACAAACCCGGAAATGACAAGGGAAAAGCTGATAAATGAACTAAGCAGAAGTGATTACGCCGCACGTTCTTTGCTTTTCACAAAAGAAGTTGTTTGTCAAGAAGAAAAATAGTAAAATGTTTTTGGGGTGATAGTATTGTACAATGGATGTCATACATCTTTTGATGTTATGAAAGAATATATGATCTATGGAGCGGAGCTTGATGAAAAATATCAGATCCCGATTGTCCAGGCATGCAGCTTGGATTATTTGCCGGAGGACTCCATAGATTTTGGAGAGAGCTTTTCACAAAAGATAAAAGGGCATAGAAAATTAAATGTGAATTTCTATATTGACGATTCAAAGTTTCAAAGACTGTGGAATAACCCGGATAAATACCTAGAGCACTTGAAGTGTTTCCACTCGGTCTGTATGCCGGATTTCAGTATTGCTACAGGCGATTGTGGTATGCCGTTTGCTTTGAATCTGTATAATGTGTACCGGAATCATGCGCTTGCACATTACATGCTGCTGAACGGGATCCGCGTTATACCGTCCGTAGGCATCCCGGACAAAGATAATTATGATCTTTGTTTTGCCGGGTACAGTAAGGGTGGTGTGATCGCTGTATGCACAAATGGAAGAGTGCGGGCAAAGGCGGCACGGATAGAGTTTTGCGAGGGATTCAAAGTTATGATCGACATGTTGCAGCCACATACAGTGTTGATCGTCGGGAAGATACCGGATGAATTAAACACCGATGTAAAGATTGTAAATTATAAATCACGCAACCAGAAGGTCAATGAGAGGTTTTCAAATGGGAACAAGAACAACAAAATCACAGAAAAAACAGAAACAGACTGAGAGTCAGAGGAAGAGAAGAGAACGAATTAGTCAAATTTCACAAGTTGCGAAATGACGCATAATAATTTACTGTGCATATTGTCTTTTCACAGTTGGAATCTCATTTTTCAACTTTTGAATTTTTTTCTTCTTGGAAAACGGCTCGATTTTGAGATCAGAAATCAGAATTTTCACACCCCGGCGGGCTGCCGGGATAGTGCACATCGCTGTGATCAGCAGGCCGGCATTGTCTGACATGCTGCCGGATGCCAACGCGGCAAGATGAACACAGTGTTTACAGGCTTGCAACGTCGTAAAAACGATTTACAGACGTTTCGCGTTGTAAATATATAAAAGCACTGCATAGCCTTGCGCAAGCCTTAAAATGGCTTATACGTGTTCGCTTAAGCGCATTATATGACCGGGCGTATATCTTGTCAAGTTGCAATATATCCGGACACTGGAAAAAGCCGGGATGATTCCGGCTTAAAATTCCTCTATTTCCGCAGCATTTTGCTCCCATTCTGGAAGCGTTTTGAAAACTTCCCAAGCATCGTCGAACGTTTTAAAGTCCGTTCCTTTGCCGTCATTTCTGAAAAATCCATCTTCAACGCTATAAACACTTCCCATGCATGTGACTTGAAAAACTGTCTGTGCTCCGTTCGGATATGTCATTTATAAATCCTCCTAAAAAAATAATATTCCCTTACGGGTAGAACCGCCGCCGGCAGTGGTTCCGGCGTGCATCCTCTGCGGCGGTTATTATGCTTTTTTATATCCGTTTTCAGCAGCATATTTTTCAAGCTCTTCCAGTGTTTCAAATGTTGTCACAATTCCGCCGAATCCTTTTGTAATTCGGTCGATTGTATACATGCCACAGTCATACAGGCATGCATAAAAGTTTATTCTGCCTTTTTTTAATAAAAATAATTTTCTCATACTTCAATTTTCCTCCATATTCAAATTTTTTGGTAAAAGCAAGCCGGGGAATCGAACCCCGGTAAACGCCGCCGCTTGCCTAATTTATAAAATTGTGCGAACCTCATTATAATCATCATTTAGCTCTATCAGATTAAATAAATCGTGTTTTTCTCCTAACTCAAAATACTGATTGATAGCATCCTCTTCGCTATCGGCTAAAATTATTTCGAAATTATCGTCTTCGATCTCTGCTCTGTAATACTTCATAAGATCAACCATCCTTTCATTTTCCTATAGATACAGTTCCATAAGTCCCACATTTTTATTTTCAACTAAGACAACGCCTGGGCGGACAACGGAAACATACTGTTTTACAACGTTCTCGATTCGCTCGTTGCTGTAATACGGTGCCAACTTTTGGCGTGTGTATTCTTTCGCTTCTTCAAGTGTCATCATCTTCATAAAATCAACCATCCTTTCATCATGCGCCCTGTCTCATCGGTGCAGGTAGGGCAGTTCCTGCAGACGGCGGCAGCTTCCGCCGTTTCGACTAATTTAATTTTAACTTTCACGATCGTTCCCTCCTGTTTTTGTGTTCTTTGTTTTCCTGTTGAGATTATAATAACACTAATATTAGTGTATGTCAACACTAAAAAGAGTGTTCTTGTAAAATATTTTCATGTTGATTTTTAGAGTGATTCTATATATAATGTAGTAAATAAAAAATGTGAGGTGAAAAAATGTTTAATTATAAAATAGATGTATTAAAAGAACTTTCAAAACACGGATACACTTCTACTCGGATGAGAAAAGAGAAGATAATGAGTGAAGCGACTATGCAGAATTTGAGAAAAGGGAAGGGAATCACTACAGACACGCTTAACACGATCTGCATTATTTTAAGATGTCAGCCGTCGGATGTATTGGAAATCGTTCCGACTGATGAAGAAAAAATAAGATTTTTTTAAAACACTAAAATTAGTGTTGACAAAATTATATTTTAATGTTATTATAATATTGTCGAAAGGCAATAGGCGAAAGCCGGAAAGGAGAAAAATGAGCGAAGATATGAGTGTATTTAAAAGTTACTTAAGAAGACTTTTGCAGGATCTGAAAGATTTAAAGGAAGTTTTAAAGTCTAAGGATTATGAAAAAGCGGAAAAGATGGTCGATCAGCTGATTGATGATACTCAAAAGGGTATTGAAGACAATTAAAAGAAAGGGCTGGAGAAAATCCAGCCCGACACACAAAAACCATACCAAGTGAAATTTTCATCATCCATGTTTTTTTCTGCTCCTTTCGTGTTCCTCTTGATAGCTATAGTATAACGCTACGATATATAAAAGTAAATGCTATTATTATACAAAAATATAGTGCTACGATATATAGTGAATTGTGCAAAATGTATAACGCTACGATATTATAGCGTAACGATATATTTTTATTGACAAATTAATAACGCTACTGTATTATATAGATACGATATATTTAGAAAGGAGTGAGTAGATGCCAGTATCGCAAGCACAAAAAAAAGCTACTGCAAAATACGAGAAAGAAAATTATGACAAAATACTAACGAGATTTCCTAAAGGAACGAAAGAAAAAATATTAGAAACAGGCGCAAAAAGCGTAAACAGTTTTATTATTCAAGCGGTAAATGAAAAGCTTGATAATACAGAAAAACACAAGATTTAAACTACCAAAGATAACAGCTGCAAAATAGGCGCTTTGGTAGTTTTTTATTTACTCCAGATAAAGCAAATTTAATTCACAGAAGAAAGAGAAAAACTCTACTTACAGAAGATATAAAAAATAATTGAATTTGATTGGAGAGTAAATATATGAATAATTTAACAGTGACGGAGTATAAAAATATTCGCGTACTAACAACACAGCAGATTGCTGAAGCGTACGGAACAGATAGTAAAACGATTTCATACAATTTTAATCATAACAAAGGGCGGTATAAAGAGGGTAAACATTTTATTTTGCTTGACGGGGAAGAACTCCGAGCGTTTCGTGAAATTCACGATTTGCCTAGTAATCTTAATCGTCTGTATCTCTGGACAGAGAAAGGCGCATTCCTTCATGCAAAATCATTGAACAATGATATTGCTTGGGATGTGTATGATAGACTTGTTGATAACTATTTTAACAAGGATCAAAACGAAATTCCAAAAGATTACCCTACAGCGTTAAGGGCTTACGCTGATGCACTGGAAAGAAAACAAGAGCTTGAGGAAAAGAATAAATTGCTCTTGACCGAAAACGAGAGGATGAAGCCGAAAGAAGAATTTTTCGATGCCGTAACCGATAGTAAAGACGCTATTGATATAGGGCAGGTCGCTAAGGTTTTGAACTTCCCGGGAATTGGTAGAAACAAGCTTTTTGAAATTCTTAGAAATAACGGAATTTTGAAACAGAACAATGAACCATATCAGAAATATATTGATTGTGGATATTTTAGAGTTATAGAACAGAAATATGAAGCCAGACCGGGAGAAATCCGGATAAATATTAAAACTCTTGTTTTTCAAAAAGGTGTTGATTACATTAGAAAAATACTTGACAAAGTAGCATAGATAAATAGAAAGGGCGGCATGAAAATAGCCGTCTTTTTTGTGAAAAACATAGAAAATATTTGTACAAAATCAACAAAATTTTAAAGGTGCAAATTAGAATATAATCAAGGTAAAAATGATAGAATAGTATCACTTTTGTTGCAATGCAACACTCTTGCAACAAATTGCAACATTTTTGCAACGTAGATATAGACACTAGAGTTAGAGAAAGAGTATATTCTCTCTTGTAATATTAAAAATATATATTATAAATAAGGCAGTATATTTATATAAATAATATATATAATATACAGGCTTAAAATTTAATTTTAAAATATACCTTGACAAGAAAATGATAGAATGATATTGTTTTATTAAATTAAAAAGCATTCGGGCAACGGGCGGCGGCAGCCGTCGAGGTCCCGATATAAAAACACGGAATTCATGCAGCCGGTACAGTCGAGATCATCATGATCTGATTGTATCAGTTGCATTTTTTATTTTAAGTATTCCAGTACTGGAGAGAGGAGATATATAACATGTCAGCAGTTGAAATGCAGGAAGTAAATAATACAGTTGATGTTTTTAAAGATGACATTGACATGTATATAAATCTCTGGATGGAAGAGAGGAATATAGAGGATTTATGCAAAATATCGCAGAATAGATGGTATAACTGCTGTAAATATATTTATGAACATGTGTTTAAAGTTAATCCAAAGTACTTAAAGGATGATAATAATATTAATAATGCCTATGATACAGATAAGGTTAACGAGGTATTAGATATATATATAGACCTGTGTAATGACTACGAGAAAGTAGTGAATATTGTTGGGTTTACATTCTTTACCGGAATACATAGAGATACGTTAAATGGCTGGGTTAATGGCGTGCAGCTAGGCTCTTCAGGCTCCGACATTTGCAAAAAAATTGACGAAATGCGTGAGGAAAGTTTGGTAGGTTTACAGGTTTCCGGCAAAGGAAACCCAATGAATTACATGCCGTCACTGAATAAGTACTGCGGCTTCAATATGCCGGGCGTTAGAGATCAGGGATCCAGAGTAAGAGCGTTGACAGCTTCGGAGCTCCCCAAACTGGGAAGCGGGAATTGTGCGAGATTGCCGGACAACTTTGACAATTCAAGCCCGGATAATGGTGAAATCGTGATAGACAATTCAAACAATTTAAAGCCCAGTGTTTAATGGTCTTAAGGCGCATTAAATCGTTGATACATTACGCAAAACAAGGGTTTTGCGAATAGTTGTAAAATACGAATTGAATTGAACGAACAATTCAAACAATTTATCAATGTTCAAAGCATGATTCGGCATGGATGGGGAGGGGGTTTGATAGGTTGAGAAAATCAGCGCTACTAAGTCCTTTAAATATCCTCAAAAACAAAAAGAGATTGGATGGAAAAGCATGAGAGTAGTATCACAAAGCAAAGACGTTTCGCTTGATTTTGACCGAGCGGTATTCACAGCAAATCATGGAATGATAACTGCTATGGTTGATGGAAAAACGTTTACCATTGGGACGTATGCGAATTTAGGTAGAGAAAAAGAAGTATTCTCTGATATGCACAAGGCATTTTCGGCTTTTCAAGTTATTAGCACAAACATGGATAAACAACAGGTGGCTGAAATGTTTGCAGTATCTAAAAACATATCGATCAGATGCGTTGAGATGAATGATCCTTGTATGGGAATAACTGTATTTGATAACATGGTCTATTACATGCCGGAAAAGTAGTGTTAATATAGCGCTATCGCCAAGCGGTAAGGCACTGGATTTTGATTCCAGTATTCGCAGGTTCGAATCCTGCTAAAGAAACTTGTGAGAGGAAAACAACCATGGTAATTATTAAAACGATTATATCGACGCTGGATGTTATTTTTATGCTGATACTATTTGTATCTGGCAGAGAATCCAAAGACAAAGAAACAGCAATTGCATTATGGGTACTTGTGATGTTACTGTTGCTGAACATGTTTCTGATGTGGAGGTAACAGAATGTTTTATAGTCCAATATTTGGTATTTGCTTTCAGCTGCCTATCATTTGTGCAGAGGAAAGAATACATATAACAAAATCAAAAGGACCGGACATCACCGGAGATTTGCTCGATCTGGATAGTGACGCTGAGCACCAGTCTGAGAAGTCGGAGCATCCAGTATAGCTTAAGTCCACTGGCATTCGGTTTTTGCAAGAAAAAACTCGGCGCAAGCAATTATTCGGTGTTAGTGGACGTCGGAAAAATAAAAAGATCAAAAATACTATCATAAGCGGCGCGCTATGCGCGCTGTGACGGAACGTAGCTCAGAGGAAAGAGCAATCTTTTCATTCTTCCATGCTCTAATGAATTGATAGCCGCAGGTTCAAGTCCTGCCGTTCCGATTGAGAGATAGGTTTAAAACTTATCTCGGAATACGAAAAGTTCGTATTCATCCTTTCGCCACTAGGACGTTTCTGTTAAGGACGGTGCGAGACCGTCCGGTGGCGTTTGCCGCGAAGTACGGCAAGGCGGAAGACCGCTTGGTGTTGGATGATGGTTGTCCCGTAATTTGCTGACGAGCAATACAGGCGGATTCCTATTGATAGTTCGGGTGCCTATCCCACGGTGCCTGAGCTGTCAAAAATACAATTAGGCTGTGGCGGAAAAGGTAGACGCTTAAGCATAAGACAACCACGCTTTGGTTAGGAACAAGTCATTGAATCAACAAGGCAATGAAGGAACCTGTTAAGGGTGTTACCCGTTGTGGAAAGTCGTTGTTATGTGAGGTGCAAATCCTCACCAGCCTATTTTCTGTGATATCACACAGGATAGTGCAACGCATGGCACGAAAAATATGATTGCTAACCGTCTGAGGGCGGTTTTGGGGAAGCGGCAACGATTGGCGGTGTTGCGGCTGACTGTAAATCAGTTCCCAAGTGGTAAACATTGGAGGTTCAATTCCTCTCTTCCCCACGCGCGAAAGCAAGATCGCAACTTGTAAGTAGGGTTTTGGCGGCATAGTGCGAGATCAGTTCGATTCTGATTAATGGCGGTTAATAGCATTGATAAGGCTAGCAAAGGCATGTGAAAATGCTATGTGGGTTCGATTCCTATGCTTGGAGCGAGTGAGGTGCAAGTCCTTACGTCAAAAGCGTCCGTCTCATTACCGGATAGAGTGTTGGTAGCGAAATCCCACTCGAAATAAAAAATACGCCACATAGTCAGCGAGAGTCCCAAGGGACCGTCTGATTATGTGGAAACGCTATAAGATTGGTTAGTCGAGTGGTAAGACACCACCCTTTCATGGTGGTAACACGAGTTCAAATCTCGTACCAATCATGGGCGATGTTGCCAGTACACCCCTAGTGTGTTTGTTACAGAAATACAGGTGCTAATCAATATACCGGTTAAACTTAGCACAGGGAACTGGATTGAGCGGTTGCCATTCAAAAGATGGCGCAAACCGCTGACTAAAAGAAACTTGCACTTGGGGTAGTGTGGAGCAAGTAAAAAACGGAAACTGCTCGGCTATGCAGATATGGTGTAATGGTATCACAGGAGATCGCTAATCTCTCCAACGAGTAAAATCGTTGTCAAGGTTCGAGTCCTTGTATCTGCGCTCTTGCCCGAGCGAAAATCCTAGGTATGCCTTGGGTGTTGATGTGTGACGGAATAGGTAAACGGAATTGTCGTAGAGAATTGGTTGAAACCGACAACATAGATGACCAGATTGTACACTCCTGCGTGGTGCAAATCCACGCCACATCAATTTTGTATATCCGCTTAGTAAGGTGCTTTAATTAGAGGTATGAGAATGATTTTAAACTGTGTAAATTGTGGCGCACCAATTGAAAGTGACAAGAAAGCGTGCCCTTATTGCAAAACTCCATATGGTTTACGTACAAAGATAGAACTGGAACCACATATTGATTCAAACGGAAGGATTTGCAGACATGAACCGGAAATGATAGAAGTAACAACTTTGGAAGATTGTGAACATAGGTTTATTAGGAAGTAATTGAAATGTGTGATTTTTGCAATGGGAAAGAATCATATAAAACTGCATATGGAGAATTTAAAATCAAAAAATTGGGCTATATAAATGTTATTCAATGCCATATTGATAAATGTCCACAGTATGCTAAATGTTGTAGAAATGGAATGAACGTAGCGATAGCAATGGAAATTGAATTTTGCCCGATGTGTGGTAGAAAGTTGGTGGAAGAATGACATGCTATGAATGTGCTTATTTTGGAATTGAATGGAATGAATTTTTGAAAAAAACGATAGAATTTTGTAACCATCCAGAAAAGTATATTCCTCCAGTAGGATTTGCTTATAAAGAACACGATTGCGAATTTTTCAAAAACAAATCTGGGATATCAAAATGGGACTCTTATTCAGAAAAAGAAAAAGAACAGGCATTGAGGTATTTTCGTGAAAACTATCACAAAAATCCTATTGAAGGTTTAACATGCGAGGGGGCTGAAATGAGTTTCATTGAATATCTAAAAAATGTTGATGCAAACTCATAAGGAAGAGAAGGAGTGTATGAAGCATGATTGTCAATATCAATAACAGCACATACGAGATGAACAGCAAACAGTACAAAGCAGTTCTTGATACGGCGAGCAAAGCGGTTACCTGCGGCATATACGCCATTGAGAAGAACAAGGTAGCAATCATGCTTCGAGAGGAATATAAAAGCAAGGAAGAGCTGAAACAGGCAGTTGGTAATTATACGGCGAAAGGGTTTAAGGTGCATTGGAAATGAAAAAAACACGTTCAAAAATTATAATCAAAACTAGAAAAGGCGGTTACACAAAGATTTATGCTAACGGAAAATGGCAAAAGGGAGTGTATAATATTGATTTCCATGCTGACTGCACGCCATTGAGATATCCGTACATAAAAGTTTCATGCGAATTTGACAAAAATAAGACTGATAAAAACGGTTCGGTTATTTACGACCCGGAAAAAGAAGAAATTGCAAAAGAACACGTAGTTGCAAGAATTTAGAAGGAGATTTTATGAAGAAGCTATTTGTAAGCGTGCCAATGAAAGGCAGAACAGAGGAAGAAATCAAAGCAAGTATTCAAAAGATGAAGAAGATTGCTGAAATCTACGAGGGTGAGGAATTGAAGCTTATCGACAGTTATACTAAGAGTACCCCACCTAAAGATAGTAAAGAAGATGTATGGTACTTGGGCGAGAACCTTAAGAAACTGGCACGGGCTGATGTATTTATTGGAATATGCGAGAGCTACGATTGGAACGGCTGTAGCATTGAAAGAGAAACAGCAGAAAAATATGGCATTAAAGCATATATGATTCCGGTAAGGTATGTAATTGATGATTATAATGCACTTATGTACAAATTACATCCGGCTTGCGGTGATGCAATGCCAACAATCTAACAATATATTTACCGGCCAACAAATGGAGTTAGTCGCTAACCAACAAAAATTATTGGCAGAGGTCTTAATGCACTTCTGCTTTTTTGCGGAGGTGCTTTTCTTTTGGCAAGTTCAAGTCTAATTTCCACAGTAAATGGATATGAAAATTACATACAGGTGCATGGCGTTGATGAACAGGTTATGGATGCCATGGAAGAAGCGGCAAGGGTAGCCATTCTGACAGAAAAGGATGTTGATTATGGATTGAAAGTTTCTTCCAGGGCAAAGCAACTGGCAGAACAGTTTATTTTTCAATCCACTGGCGGTACACCGTGGGATTTAGAGAAATATTCATTCCAAAACAAGGTATCTTATGAAATTCTGGACAAATACTACGGAATTTTGCTTTTAGAAGCGCAAAACAAAGTTGTGGATAGTGCTTTCCAGTATTTGGAGAAGAAGAGAGAGCCTAAAGAGCGGTTTTACATGCCAAGAAGAAAGCAATTCTTAAAAATCGGACTCATAGATGCGCTGCAAGGCATGATTGATGATAGATATGACATCCTGTGCGTATCACTTGTCCCAGGTGCTGGTAAAACAACGGTTGAAAAAATGTTTCACGCACTTGTTGCCGGATGGTTCCCTAGAGATTTCAGTCTTTTTTATTCGCATAGCGGAGATATTACCAGAATGTACTATGACGGTGTGTACGATATCGTTACAAATACGGAAGAATATACATGGAATGAAATTTTTCCGGATCTTTCCGTGACGAGCACAAATGCAAAGATGGAGCAGTTTAATGTCGGGAAGTACAAATCGTTTCCATCCGTACAATGTACGTCTGTTGGTAGTAAGAATGCCGGTAAAGTAAGGGCATCTAAGTTCTTACTGGTTGACGATATGATAGGCGGAATTGAAGAAGCAATGAACCCCATTATCCTTGATAAATTGTGGGATAAATATGCCGTAGATGCCCGCCAGAGAAAGATACAGGACACGGACGGTAAGAACTGCAAGGAAATACATATTGCCACAAGATGGAGCGTACACGACGTTATAGGGCGCATACAAAATATGTACGAGGGTAATCCGAGAGTAAAGGTTATTGCGGTGCCGGATGTAGACCCAGTTACCGGAGAAAGTAACTTTGAATATGAGTTCTCCGGTTTTACAAAAGAGTTTTTTGAAGACCAACAATTATTGATGGACGACATATCATATCGCTGTCTCTACAAACAGGAGCCGATTGAGCGAGAGGGATTGCTGTTTCCGGAAGATAAAATACGACGGTATCTTAATTTGCCACATGGAGAGCCAGAGATTGTAACCGGTCAGTGCGATACAAAGGGAAAAGGAACGGATTACTTTGTTTTGCCGGTATTGCAAAAATATGGAGAAGACTATTACTGCGTTGATTGTGTTTGCGATAACACGGCAGATTATGAGATGCAGTATGAAAATGCAGCAAATGTTTTGACAAACAACAAAGTGCAGGAATGTGAATTTGAGAGAAACGCCGGCGGAGACCGTGTCGCAATGGAAGTAAACAAGCGTGTCGAAAAAAAAGGATGGATATGTAACATTACTGACACACCGACGGAGACAAACAAGGAAGCAAGGATTTTCCAGTGCTCTAACTGGATATTACAGCACGTTATATTTAAAGACCAATCATTATATAAGCAAAATGAGCCATATGGAGTAATGATGTCTCTTCTCAAGAGATATTCAGTGTCCGGTAAAAAGCAGTTGGATGATGTGCCGGATGTATTTTCAAACTTTGCGCTTAGAGTGACAAATGGAAATAACGTAGCCAAAGTAGAAGCGGCAGTAAATCCGTTTAGGAGGTATTGATATGGTAAACAAAGATATTTTAAATCAATACTTAGATTTAAGAGAAGAAGTAAAAGAAGTAAGGAATAAAATTGAAAAGCTTGAAAAATACATAGAAAAAATTGAGCAGGAAGGAACGGTTATTGATAGCGTTTCTGGCGGAAATGGTGGAAACCAACATTTTAAAATAGAAGGAATACCATTGCCAGAATATAGGCACAAAAAAACCTTGTTATATTCCAGAAAAACCACCCTCGAAATTTTGGAAAACGAACTTCTTGAAAAAACAAATGAAGTAGAAGAGTTTATTGCAAATATAAAAGATAGCAGAATTAGAAGAATAATTAACCTTAGATTTTTAGAAAATCAATCTTGGAATAAGGTTGCCGACCAAATAGGAGGCAATAACACAGAAGACAGCGTTAGAAAAGCGTTCGATAGATTTATGAAAGAGTAAAGTTGTCCGATATGTCCGTTTTTTTTCTGATATAGTTATAATCGAAGAAAGCAACAAAAGTTGAATACTTCACCTCCCCCAATTTATAAAAGCATCGTAGAGAAATCTCCGGTGCTTTTTCTTTTGCAAAGAAAAGAGGACTTTATGGTATATACACCAAAAACAATATATTGCCCGCGTTGCGGAAGAAAAGTTGCCACACACGATGGGCGTTCAACAATGCAAATTTCTATTGAGTGCAGAAAATGCCACAAGAAAGTTGTTTTTTATCCGGAGAATGGAAAAACAGAATTAAAATCTCTTCCGTTTCGTGCAACATCCAGCGGAATGACCTTTATTTAGGAGAAAAAAATGAGAAATGACAAATCTCTCCAAGACCTTGTTAAAGGCTGTTATGGTAGAAAAATTTTATATACAGATGTTGAAACCATCACAGCAGATAATATTGTCAATGTGGTGGGAGACTGCATCGGAAATTTTTATTACAACAAAACCATCATAGAATATCTTTGGCGATATTACAAAGGTGACCAGCCTGTTTTATACCGTGTAAAGGTGCAAAATGCTGATATTACAAACAAAATAGTAGAAAATCATGCGTATGAGATTGTTCAGTTCAAAGTAGGACAGACATATGGCGAGCCAATACAGTTTATCAGTCGAAAAGATGATGATGAAATTAATCGGGCAGTGGATGCGCTGAATGACTATCTTGTGGATGCGAATAAACAGGAAAAAGACATTAAAGCAGGAGAGTGGCAGTCAGCAACCGGAACATCTTTTAAGGCGGTAAGATTTGCAAATGGAGAAATACCATTTCAAATTGTTGCGCCTACTCCGATGAATACGTGTGTTATTTATAATCGGAGCACGGAAGAACCGTTGATTGCTGTACAGGAGCTTAAGGACGAAGATGGAAGATGGTACAAACTGTGCTATACAGACAATTATTCATGCAAAATTCAAAATGGAGTAGCTTCTGAATGGAAATTGCACGCATTTGGAAGTATTCCTATTGTTGAGTTCCCAAACAACCATGAAAGAATATCGGACATTGAACTTGTCATAGGGCTCCTGGATGCCATAAACAACATGCAGTCGAACAGAATGGACGGAATTGAGCAGTTTGTTCAGTACTGGGTTAAGTTTGTGAACTGTGAAATCGACCAGAAAACGTTTGAAGAGATGAAAATAAGCCATGCTTTGACGGTAAAGTCCAATAACAAGGACAACAAAGCCGATGTTGAGATCATGACACAGGAACTTAACCAGAGCCAGTGCCAGGTAGCAAAAGATGATCTTTGGGACAATGCCTTATCAATTCTTGCCATACCAAACAAGCAGGGAAATACAGGCGGCGATACACAGGGCGCGGTAGAGTTGAGAAATGGTTGGGATTTTTCAAAAACAAGAGCAAAATTAAAAGACCCAATCGTGAAATCAGCAGAGAAGAGACTTGCAAAAGTTGTCTTAAATGTAATACGCGTTAAAGACCATGATTTGCATTTGTCAATAAGGGATTTTGATGTGCAAATCAATCACAGCCCGCAGGACAATATGTATACAAAGTCGCAAACACTATATCAGCTTTTAGAGTGCGGCATACATCCTCTTATTGCAATTAAAACGGTCGGACTCTGGGGCGATTCGGAAAAAACATTTTTGCAGTCTAAGCCATACATGGATGCTTTATGGAAAACTATTGATGATGCAGAAGAGCAGGAACAAAAAGCACAGGAAATTGTAAATCAATTAAATAAACAGCAAAATAAGACAGCTACCGAGTAATCGGCGGCTGTTTTTATTTTATAAAAATTCGCAAAGTTGTGAGCGTAAAAAACAACAGTGTCATTCGGTGTCGTTGCACCGCAAAAATTCGTAAAGACATATCGGAGGTAATCAATGAAAAGAGAAGAGTTAATTGCAATGGGTATCAGTGAGGAAAATGTTGAAAAAATCATTGCTGATTACGGCAGTGCCGTACAGAGAGAACAGGCAAAAGCAGCAGAGCTTAAGGCAAAGGCAGACAGCGCAGATGAGTTGCAGAAAAAGCTGGATGAAATGGAAGCAGGAAACCTCACGGAACTTGAAAAAGCAAACAAGGCGTTAGAGACAGCAAATCAGCAGATTGCAGATATGCAGAAGAAAAACGCCATTAGAGACCAGCGCGAAGCATTGATGGAAAAGTTAAAAATCAATGCAGAGCAGGCAAAATCCGTTGTCAAGGATAATGGAAGCCTTGATTATGACGCTCTTGGAAAGATTACAGCCGAAAAGGAAACCGCGGCAGCGCAGGCAAAGGAACAGGAGATTGCAAATAATTCTGAAAATCCGGGCGGCGGTACTGCATGTGGAGAGAATAAAAAAACGGCAGATGTTGAAAATGCCGAAAGTATCAGCTTTGGCGAACCGGCAAAAAATGCAGAAGCCAAAGACTATTATGTTTTATAGGAGGTAAATTATGGGAAAACCAATTGAAAGAGACTTTACACAGAGTAAAGGAATTTTAAAATTCTTTCCTTATGAGGGTGCGGCGTGCATCGTTCCGCAGACAATGGTAACAAGTGCCGATGCAAACGGAAAGAAGATTGCAAAGGCAGGGACACCGTTCCCAAGCAATGACGAATCTTGCAAAGGGTATCTTCTGGAAGATGTTGACGTAACAATGGGAGATGCGCCTGGAACTTATGTATATCAGGGTTCTATTGACAGCGCAAAGGTAACGGCAAATGGAGTGACCGTGGAAGCAACTGCAAAAGCAGCAACACCGCGTGTCACTTTTTTTGATTAAGAAATGGAGGTATTAGAGAATGGCATTACCATTAGCAGAAGCATTTACCGCAAGAAGTCTTGGGGTTATGTGGAATAATTATGAAAAAACGCTTGGTTCTGCGCCTTACTTAGGTAGACAGAAATTTAGAACCAGAAAACAGGACAGCCTTAAACTTAAATTTATCAAAGGGAAAAACGGTCTTCCGGTATCATTAAAGGCATCCAATTTTGATGCACAGGCAGAGCTAAGATACGTCGGTGGATTTTCTGACATTCAGAACGAGATGCCTTTCTACCGTGAATCTTACATGGTAACAGAGCGTGAAGAGCAGGAGTATGCAAATTACCAGTCGGCAGAAAATTCCAACATGGCAAACCAGGTGCTTAGAGAAATCAGCAAAAAACCGATGATGCTTATTGAAGGAGCAAGAGTAGTGCCGGAACGCCAGATTTGGCAGTTATTAGCACCATCTGATGGTATTCCAAGAGTACAGGTAACAATTGGCGGCAAGAGCTTCTATGTTGATTATACTTCGGACAATGGAGTGGCGCACAAGAGAGATCATTACAAGGATATTTCCGGAAGCGATACTGATAAATGGTCTGCACCAGAAACAGCAACGCCACTTGATGACCTTATCGAGATTAAACGTGAGTTTGCAAAGAAAACCGGATATTCCCTTGCACGTTTTAGCATGAATACAGAAACGTGGGAGATGGTTCTTAAGGCAGAAGACACAAAGAAACAGGTGCTTGGAATTACTGCTTACAATGGAGGTATTCGTTTACAGCAGGGGCAGGTTACAGAGTATCTTAGAGGATACGGCATCGAGATTGAAGTTTACGACAAACTTTACATCGACCCGGCAGACGGTGCCACCAAATATTTTATTCCTACAGGAGTTATTTCAGCGCAGGCATCCGGCGTGTACCTTGGAGATTATGTCTTTGGAAAGACACCGGAAGAGAGAAGCGGAAGTTTAACAGACGGAAACCTTTCTATTGTAGAAACCGGTATTTCGGTGTATACATACGCAACAAATCATCCGATCAACACTCATTGCGTTGTGTCAATGATCGGATTGCCTACTTTTGAGGGCATGGACAGCGTTGTTGTCATGAAAGTTGCGTAGGAGGTGCGGTATGATTGCTGAATACACGGTAAAGCGCAATGGAAAATGGTACAAAGCAGGAGATGAAATCCCGGACATTGTTCCGGGAGAAAAATCTTCCGGAGGGTACACCAAGACAGAGATTAACAGAATGAGCACTGCTGATTTACAGGCACTTGCCGCTGAACATGGGATCGAGGGTGCAGAAGAAATCAGTGGAGCGGAACTGAAACGCATTTTGATCGAGCAGTTCGGATTATAGGTAGGGAAGAATGGACGAATATACAACATTAGAGCAGGTCAAAATCAGACTGAAACAATTTCATATTGAAACCGTTACGGATGAAGATGGTGTTACTTCTGATGTTGTCGTGTTCGACCAGAAAGAAGATAATCCTTACATCGAACAGCTTATCAAGCAGGCAAGAAATGAAGTGGTAAGCAAGCGGAATTACCCGGAAAGCTACACGGATGAAAAAATATCCGAAGACTTGAAACAGTTTGAGGATGTAATCGTCAATTTAGCCTTGTACGACCATTCACAGGCAGGAGAAGCCTATATGGCAAGTTATTCAGAAAACGGCGTAAGCCGTAGCTGGAAAGACAGGGAAAGCTTGTTTGTTGGAGTATTTCCGTTTGTAAAAGCATTATAACCGTATGGGATTCCATCTGGTTAGAAGATTGTGCGTTACGTTTTGCCGACGTCGGCAAAACGTAGCAGGCGGCACACATTGAGCGGTGGTGGGCGGTGTGCCATAAAAATGAAAGGCGGTATATGATTTGACGATTGAAATATCAACAGCAATCATTATAAGCGTGCTGTCGCTTGGTTTTTCCGTCTTTATGGGCTTGAAGAGCAACAAAAGGACAGACAACACGGATCTTGAAGAGCGCGTGCGAGAAAACACGCGCATTAATATGAAACTGGATGCAATTTCAAACAACACGACCGAGATTAAGAATGAGGTTTCAGAGATGAGAAAAGAAATCAACTCTCACGACAACAGAATTATAAAGGTTGAAGAAAGTGTGAAATCGGCGCATCACAGAATTGACGGGATAGAAACCCGTCTTAATGATGAAAAGGAGGTTTAATCATGGATATTATACAGTCTGTAATTGCAAATATGACAATTATTCTGGCAATCATTGGTGCGCTGGCATTTGTTGTGTCTGTGGTAACACAGGTAATCAAAGGTGTAGGCGTATTTTCTAAGATTCCAACGGACATTTTGGTATTTGTTCTTTCTATCGGAATCACGGTCGCTGCGTTTGTGGCATACATGCAGTACATCCAGACATCAATTTTATGGTATATGATTTTGGCGGCTATTATTGCAGGATTTATTGTTGCGTTTGTCGCAATGTATGGATGGGAAAAGCTTTCTGAGCTGTGGAAACGGTTCGGCAAGGATGTGAAGCGAAATGCTTGAGATCAATAAGCAAAAAATGAATTATTCGCAGCAAAGCGGCAAGGTGCCGGTATATGTGACGGATGATGATGGTAACATCGAATATTCTTCGTACACGGATTCTGATGGTAATGTAATTTATTACCTTGATGATGACGGGAACAAGATACCGAAGACAACCGGAGAGTATACCACAGGTTATGAAAAGCCTGTAATTTTTTATTCTTCGATCAGCAATAAGTTGAGCGAAGCACTTATAAAAGAATTTGGCGTAGATAACTCTACAAATTTTGTTCAGATCGTAGAAGACAAAGGAAAGCTTCCATTGAGCGTCGGATCTTTGGTATGGAAACGATCAGACGTAAAGTACAAAGATGAAGAGAATACAATCGTTGACGAAAATTCGGCTGATTACATCGTAAAAGGTGTCGCAGACGAGGGATTGACGGTTGATTTGTTCTTGTTACAAAAAAATGTGAAGTAGGTGTGGCATGGGGAAGAAAGTAATCACAATGAGCCTGTCTGAAAAGTCTATTCAGAACGCCATACGAGAGCTTAGAGCCTATAAAAACAGCTTGACATATAAATGCCAGCTATTGGCAGAAAAACTCGCGGAAAAGGGCGTAGAGATTGCCAGAGTACAAATTGCTGACCTTGACGCAATATTCACATCAGAATTGATTTCCAGTATTCATTCAGAATACAAGGGAAGTACCAAAGGAGGCGGGATATGGGCGGTAGTTGCCGGGACGGACCATGCAATGTTTGTTGAATTTGGAACAGGAACCGTAGGACAGCAAAATCCTTATCCAGGGAAACTGCCGGATGGCGTTTCGTGGCAGTACGCAAGTGGAAAAACTATACATCAGATTTCAGATGGAATATATGGATGGTTTTATCAGGACGACAATGGCGATTGGTGGTTTACAGAGGGAATGCCAAGCCGACCATTCATGTATCTGACCGCGAATGAGTTGCGGCAGATTGTTACACAGACAGCGAAGGAGGTGTTTGGATAATGGCAGACAACCAGTGGGTATTTGATCTTGAAACAAACATTTTCTCCAATGTTGCAACGATAGCCAAACCAAAACTCAAGAAAAAATACAAAAGCATGAATTTTGACACTGCATTTACAACGGTTGAAAAGAACCTTGATAAAGACCCTGTTTTCCCGACTATTTACATCCATGAGATGCCGGGGCTTGAACGTGGGGCAGATTTAGAGGGCACATCCGTAAATGCGGTGCAGGAAACAATACAGGTTGACGTCATTACAAACACAAAGCAGAGCGATGCAAAAGGGATTATGGCTATTTTAGCTGATGCCTTTAAACAGATGCGATTTCAAATTACAGCAATGCCGGAGTTTAAAAATGACAGTGAAAAAAAATTTAGAAGCGTTGCAAGGTTCCGGCGGATAATCGGAGCCAACGACAGATTGATGTAAAAGAGCCGAAAGGCTCTATTTTTTATGCACCGGGTGCAAAAAGATGCGCCCGATAACCGCATTATTTGGCGGTAGAAAGAGAGGTAAAAATGGCAGAAGCAGGATTGTCTACGTTAGGAATTACGTTTGGCTATGGCACAGAAGCGACAGCCGGAACAAAGCCTACATCGTTTAAACAGCTTACAAGAATTAACGCAATCGGCGGTATTAACATTGAGCCGGAACAGATTGACGCATCTGCATTAGAAGATGCTATTACCAGATATGTAAAGGGTCGCGCAGATACCGGTGGCTCTTTCCCTATCACGGTAAACCTTACGGATGCCACAAAGGAAGAGTGGGAAGCACTTATCACGGCGTATAAGGCGCTTTCCGGCGGGAAAAGAATGTGGTTTGAAACTATTATCCCGGGATTTACCGACGCGTTTTTTGTTGTGGCTCAGCCGCCAGAGCAGATTCCACAGCCGGAGATTGGTCAGAACGAACTTTTGACGGTTGAAATGAATCTTACCATTGAAGAATACAAGGGCATGGACACCGCTGTAGCTTTTACACCGGGGGAATAACACGTCAGTCGAATAGTTCGGTTGGATCGGCTGACGATAACCAGACAACCGAGCCAGAGCTTGAAGAAACAATTTAAAAGAACAGGGCGGTCTTCGGACTGCCCTTTCCCTATATGAGAGGGAGAAAGGGAAAGAAAATGACAAAATTAAAATTTGGCGAGAAAGAATTACAGATCAAGTTTGGATATGAAGCAACCGTGAAAAGCGGAATTATCAAGAAAGTAGCAAAATTAGACCAGATGGAAGATATTGAAGCGGTTGACGAAATCCTTTTATTTCTTCCAGAGTTAATCCTTGTAGGCGCGCAGAAGTTTCACAAAGAGGAACTTGGATACAATCCGGACAATGAGGGAGAAAAGGAACAGCAGCTTGGAAAAGTATATGCCATGCTGGATGATTACTTTGACGGAGAAGATGCAGATGTTCAGGTACTTTACAATGCACTTTTAGCGGAGCTGCTTGAAAACGGTTTTTTATCAAAACTGCTCAAAGCAGATCAGAAAGAAGCGGAGAAGAAAACTCCGAGGAAAAAGTAGAAGAACAGAGAGAACTTACATGGGAAACGTATTGCGCGGAAATCCGCCCATTCTGGCTTTTAGTCACTAAAGGGTATGGATTTACCGTGCATGATATAGACGCGTCCTGCCAGGCTGATTTACAGCCTTATGCGGATGCTTACAACTTAGATAAAAAGCAAAGAGACAATGAGATGTGGATGTGGTTTGGAACATATGGATTGTCTGCGGTATCGGTGGCAGTAGAACATTGCCTTGCCGGTCGGAAAGCAAAATCAAAGTATATTGAAAAACCAATCAATGAACAGCAAGGAAAATATGATTCGGAAATGACGGAAGAAGAAATTAAGAAACAGAGAGAGCTATTTGTGGCAAAGCTCAAAATTATGCAGTCAAACTATGAGTTGAGCCATCCAAAACCAGAAAAGAACTTGGAGGTATAAATATGTCAATTAGAATTGGGTCTGCAAGACATGATGAAAATGGGAAATTGACCGGTGGGAGACCGGGAGATCAGACCGGAACAGAAGTAAGTATGCAAAACTTTTATGTTCATAAAAAAGGATGGTATGTGTTAAGGCCAAAAACAAAAGATATGGCGGATAAACTGGCAGAATCAATGATTACAGCGTGCAATAATGATAATATTGGCTACTGTCAGGGACACCGGCTTGGAATTGTCAAATATGGTATTAATTCAAAAGTAAAAACAGAAGCAGATTGCGGCACAACGGTACGTGCATGCATTATTCATGCAACTGGAAAAGATGTTGGAAATTTCACCACAGCAAATGAAAAATCTGTACTTCTTTCTAGTGGCATGTTTGATGACATTGGAGGTTATGCGGCAGGAATGGTTCTTTACAACGGAGATGTTATTGTCACAAAAACAAAAGGTCATACAGCGATTGTGACAAGCGGAAACCCTAGAAAAAATGTAAAAGATCATTTAAACCCATACCCGGAACCTGCAAGGATTTTAAAGAAAAAATTCCCTTGCATGAGAGGGGATGATGTGAGATGGCTTCAGACGGAGCTTATTTATCACGGATGCCTGGATGAAAAAGATAAAAAGGGAAACAGTAATGTGGACGGTATTCTTGGAAATGATACGGCGACCGGTATTGGAACATTCCAGAAAAAAGTCGGAATTACAGTAGATAAGAAATGCGGACCGGTTACAAGAGAAAAATTAAAAGAGTAGATCAAGGACGGTAAGGTGTCACAGCCTACCGTCTTTTTATTTTGCATAGAAAGTTGGTGCATATATGGCAGACATTGATGAATTACAAATAAAAATCAAAGCTGACTCTGCAAAAGCAAGTAATTCCATAGAAAGCCTTGTAAACAGCATGAATAGGCTCCGGGAAAGCATATCGTTTGACACTGCAAAACTTTCAAATATTGCAAGCGGAATCAGAAGCATTTCCGATGCGGCTACCGGATTCAAAGGTGGTAAATCTTCGGAAATCACATCAATGGTGCGGGCACTCAATAAATTTTCTGGTGTTGATGCAAATTCTATCCACGGAATATCTTCTGCTGTGAGAGATCTTGCATCTGGAATAGCAAGTGTTAAGGCTGTTGATACAAGCGGACTCATAAGCATGGTGTCTGCGTTGTCAAAAATCGGTGGCAAGGCATCTACACAGGCGACAAAGAATCTGCCGGCTTTATCTGCGCAGTTACAAAACTTTGTACGCCAGATGAACAAGATAGGTGCATTGAATTTTGATATGACCAACATGAGTAATCTTGTAACGTCCATATCAAGGCTTGGAAGCGTTGCAAGCGGTCGTGCGGTAACTAATATACCTTTGCTTGCTGACAATCTCAAATACCTGTTTGAGACGCTTTCAAAAGCACCAAATGTATCTTCGAATATCATTCAGATGACGCAGGCACTTGGCAATCTTTCCAACAGGTCTGGCAGCGCAATTTCCGGATTAAATACCAGCATCAGTAGTCTTTCCGGTTCTTTCCTTGGATTTAAGACATCCACAGGAAAAGCATTGATCGGACTCAAGTCATTCACAAGACAGATTTTATCCTCTATGGGGATTTATCTTGGTCTGTACGGAGCAATCAGAGGAATAAAAAATGCAATCGACATATCATCGGCATTAACAGAGGTTCAGAACGTTGTTGATGTTACTTTTGGGGACATGTCAAAGAAAGTCAATGAGTTTGCGCAGGACTCTATACGTCAGTTCGGTATGTCAGAATTGACACTGAAACAGACGGCAAGCCGATTCCAAGCAATGGGAACAGCCATGGGAATTGACAGCAGTTTGATAAAGAAAGCCAATGAGTTTTTGAATAAGCAGACAGATGGCTATATTGGTTTGTCTGATTCCATGGCTGATGTGTCTTTGAATTTAACAAAATTAACTGCTGATATGGCATCTCTGTATAACATAGATCAGGATGTTGTGTCGCAGGATTTAGCTGCAATATTTACCGGACAGACACGCCCATTAAGAGATTACGGTCTTGATCTTACACAGGCAACCCTTAAAGAGTGGGCGATGAAACAGGGATTAGATTCTGATATTGCGTCTATGTCACAGGCTGAAAAGACAATGCTCCGGTATCAGTATGTGCTTGCCAATACGCAGACAGCGCAGGGAGACTTTGCGCGTACTGCTGATTCGTGGGCGAACCAGATCAGAATTTTAAAACAGTCGTTTGAACAGCTTGGCAGTGTTATTGGTGGAGCATTAATCAATGCTTTCAAACCATTCGTAAAAGCACTCAATTCCGTTTTACTGGTTGTTATCAGCTTTGTTACAAAGGTTACAAACGCTTTAGGCGCAATCTTCGGATGGAAATATGAGGATTCCGGTGCAGGACTTGCAGATAACTTTTCAGATGCGGCAGAGAGTGCAGATGATGTTGCGGACAGCACAGGACAGGCGGCAAAGAACATCGACAAGATGAATAAAGGTGTCCGTCAGTTTGATGAATTGAAACTGATTACCACAAATGATGGTTCTGGCAAAAAAGGTTCGGGCGGTTCCGGCGGCGGTGCATCCGGTGGAGCCAGCGGCGGTAAACTCGTCAAGACTGATACCATTTTCAAGAATTACGAAAGTGATATTAAAAATCTGAAACAACTTGGAAAATACATCAGTGATGCCTTATCAAAAGCTATGGAGTCTATCAACTGGGATAAGATTTATTCCAAGGCAAGAAACTTCGGTAAAGGTTTAGCAGATTTCCTTAATGGTCTTATCAATCCGAGACTGTTTGGAAATGTAGGAAAGACGATCGCCGGGGCACTGAATACGGCGATTTATGCCACACTTTCCTTTGGTCAGACATTTGACTGGTCAAACCTTGGAAAATCACTGGCAGAGGGAATAAATAAATTCTTCAAAACATTTGATTTTAAAGCACTTGCAGAAGATATAAATACCTGGGTACAGGGAGTTTACAAGACAATTAAGACCATGATAGAAAATATCAAGTGGTCTGATGTTTGGAAAGGCGTAAAAGATTTTCTTTCAAACATTGATATTGAGACAGTTGAAATTCTTCTTGGAGCATTTGCTCTGAAACTTGCAGGCAAACTGTTAACAGGGAAACTTCTCAAGGAGACTATTGGGAAATTAATAGGAGCGAAATTCACAGCCGCTTTTGGTTCAACGGCGGCAAAATCATTGCTCTCTTATGCAATTCCTATTTCACTTGCTGTAGTAGTGGCAACGTTATCTTTTACGGTTGGAAAAGATAGCATAAAAAAAGATGTTAATAATTTAAAAAAAGCGTATGAAAAAGGCGGTTTTCTGCAATATCTTCAGGAAAGTTTTAAACAACTTCTTAATCCGTTTGAATGGATTAATGCATATGGCGGTGGAGTTTTGAGCCATGATACTGTGATGGACAAATTAGGCATTGGAAATGGAATGAATGTTGATGAATTTGTCAAAAATCTGCCTAAAAAGGAAGATTACAAATCATTAGATGATTTCCAAAAAGCATTAAATGAGTTCAATGATAATATGCCTAATAAATTAAATGTACCTGACAGCTTTGATCTAAAGGCGTGGATAGATGAATGGAAGAATATAAACGGATTAGATGATGTAGATTTACGAGCAGATGTTGTTCTTCCAAATTTACAAGAGAAGATTTCCGAGTTCAAAGACAATGTCAAAGAATGGTGGGGATTGAATGTAGAACTTCCAGTTCATAACAAATTGACAACTACTCAAAATGATATTTCTTTATGGTGGGAAAATGTAAAGGAATATTGGGGAGAAAAAAAGCTTTCAATACAGACAGAAATAGGAGAAATAAAAGGTAAAATAGAAGAAAAGTGGAATGAAGCCTTAACTTACATTCAGGAGAATATTTTCCCGTGGTTCACAAAAGAAAAGTGGATGGAAGTAGGAAATGGAATAAAAGAGGGATTATCTGCTAAATGGGATGAGTTTTCCGATTGGTGGCAAAAGACAGGAATATATAACTGGTGGGAAAATCATGTAAAACCTTGGTTTACAAAAGAAAAATGGGATGAACAGGGAGACGGAATGAAAAAAGGTCTTTCTGAAAAATGGGACGAATTTAGTAACTGGTGGAGTACATCTGGAATTGGTTCTTGGTGGACAAATCATGTCGCACCGTATTTTACGAAAGACAAATGGACATTCAGTGGCATTTCTGACGGATTGAAGCAGGCATTTGATAATGCTGTTGCAGGAATTAAGCAGGTATGGAATAATTTTGCAACGTGGCTTAATTCAAAACTGTCTTTTTCATGGGATTCTGTAAATATTGGTGGAAAAGAAATAATTCAAGCTGGCAATATTAACCTTGGAAAAATCCCAACGTTCGCCGCAGGAGGTTTTCCAAAACAGTACAGCATGTTTATGGCAGGAGAAAACGGCGTACCGGAAATCCTTGGAACAGTTGGAGGAAAGACAGCAGTTGCTGGGGGGCAGGAGATCACAGGTATTCGTGATGCTGTATACAGTACGTCACAGCAGGAAATTGCGTTACTTAAACAGCAAAATCAGTTATTGCAAGGAATCCTCGAAAAAGAATTTGGTGTGACACAAGACCAGATAGGAAGAAGTGCTAGAAAATACGCAAGAGAATATTTTAATAGAACGGGCAGAGAAGCATATAGTTTCTAGTGACAAATACCGCCGCTTGTGGTAGAATCATTTTATTACAAGTGGTGGGAGGAAAAGCTATGAATGAAAAAAGTGAAACAAAATTATGCAAGTACTGTCAGACGGAGATTCCAGCTAAAGCAAAAATTTGCCCTAATTGCAGAAAAAAGCAGGGTGGGGCAACAAAGTGGTTTGTTGCGGTGGTTATAGTTGTAATTCTGTTGATTGCCATATTTGGCGGAAACGGAGAAAACAACGATGCAGTTGCTGATTCTACCGAGCAAAATAAAAAAGTTTCTTCTATTAGTACGGTAGATAACAAGGAAGCGACAAGAGAAGAAGTTTCTGATTCTGATTTTTTGGTAAAAGAGTATCTGTACGAAAACACAATAGGAGACACATTAGATTTTTTGATTGTAACAAATAATTCAAACACGGATGTCGCAATTTCTGGAAACGCTACAGCCAAAGATTTAAGCGGGAATTCAATAGGAGCCGCCGACATGAGCATTGATGTATTGGGGGCAGGAGAAACATCTATTGGTGTTTTCTATTTTGATAGTGTGTCCGGAATTGACAAGGTGGATTATACCTTAGATTATGACGAAAACCCATATTATAAACCGGTTGTAAATGATTTATCCGTTGAACAGACATTTAATGATGAAAACGTGACTGTATCCGTGACCAATAACAGCACAAATCCGGCGCTTTTTGTAAGCGCGTATGCAATATTTTTTGACAGTAGTAATAATGTGGTAAATTACAACAGCACATATATTACAGATTCAGACAGTGAGATTAAACCAGGGAAAACTATTTCAGATCAGCTTGATTGCTATGGGAAATACGATCATGCAGAAGTATATTTTACTGGAAGAGCAGACAAATAGAATAATAAGTCAAAGCGGGTATAAAAGAGGGAGCGCAGTGATGCGCTTCTTTTTTTGAAAAATATTTCAAAATAGTATTGACTTTCTTTGCACGTACATGTATTATTAAGGCATAAAGATTGCACGTGCAATCAAAAAGAGAGGAAGTGATTATGTGTCTCCATTAAAAAAAGGACAGAAACTTACTGATAATCCTAAAAATGTTAGGCTTGATTTGAGACTTACAAAAGCAGAAGCAGAGGATTTGCAATATTGTGCGGATAAGTTAAAAACAAGCAGAACGGATGTTATCAACATGGGGATTAGAAAAGTGAAAGAAGAAATCAACAAAAAATAAAGCGTTCCAACCCTAGACAAGTTAAACGCTTTATTCAACACAGCCACCAAAAGCGGTTGATACATGGATTATACCGCTTTTTGGAATGGTTGTCAAACAGCAAACGAAAGGAAGGTAAAATCTATGAGAAGCATTGAAGAAATTGTAAGAACGATACTTAATAGTGACGCGCTGATGGAGAAAGTGAATCATGTTGTGGAAATCGAGAGGATGAAGTATAACCGTGGTTGGAGTACCGAAACGGACATTGATAATTTTTCTCCGATTGGTTTTCGCAAAGTGGTAACATCAGCCATGAATTTGCTAGGACTGCCGAACGAATTCGATGAGGTTGATATTGCCAGCGAAATTCTTAAGGACATTTTCAGAAATGAAATCATAAAAAAGGATGGAACTTATTTACCGAGCCAAATTGAGCAGTACAGATCGTTGCTTTCTCGGCTTGCAATCCGATGTGATAACGAAAAATTGTTGCGCGGCGTTGTAATATTTATGGCAGATTTGAATGATGAGGACGTAATAGATCACGACGGTATTTACCGCCTTGTAAAGAAAGGCGGTGCAAGATAATGAAAGAATTTTATATTGAAGAAATTACCAAAAATCTGAATGTACTCAGCGAACACTTTTTAAGATGTGTCTGGATTTTTACAAGTAACCTTGCATCCGACAAGAAAGGCGGTGCGAGATGAAAGAGCAATTAATCACAGAAATTCAGAACATACAGGACGAAAAATTTTTGCAGTTTATTTTGAACACAATTATTTCATTCAAGAATAAATGGGGGATTTGCTGATGAATGATATTCAGATTTTTAACAATCCTATTTTAGGGGATTTGAGAACGGTTATAGTAAACGGAAAAGAATACTTTTTTGGAGTAGATATAGCTTCGATGCTTATGTATAAAAGACCAAGAAAGGCGGTTTCGGATAATTGCAAGGGTGTCCTGGTCGAGGATAGCTTTAAAAATAATGGTGGATATGCAGAACCTCTTATTCCGGAAGGAGATATTTACCGATTGATTATTAAAGCTGGTCAACAGGGTAACAGTAAAGAAATAAAAGATAAAGCTGACAAATTGGAAAAATGGATATTTGATGAAGTTTTACCGAGCATCAGAAAGACTGGTACATACATGATGCCGCAAACCACGGACGGGAAGATTGCATTGCTTGCACAGGGGCACACGGAACTGAAAGCAGAGGTTGACGAAATCAAGGCGGATTTGGAAAGCCTTAAGATGGACTTGCCGATACTTCCGGTGGAAGCCGACCGCATTACGGAAGCTGTCAGAAAGAAAGGCGTTTCAATCATGGGCGGCAAACAGTCAAGCGCATACAGCAACCGTGGATTGCGCCAAAAGGTTTACAACAATCTGTATGCCAATCTGAAATACAACTTTGGTGTTCGGTCTTACAAGAGCATCAAGCGTAACCAGTGCGACAAGGCAGTGGAAGTGATAAATGCCTATCAGACGCCGTATTTTTTGCAGGAACAGATTGACGATGCCAATATGCAGCAGAGGTTGGAATTTGATTGACAGATTTTGGCATATGGTATAGAATACAAAATAATTAAAAATCACGCAGGTAAGACCTAAAGAATTAGGATGTCCTGCAAGCCTATGAGGAATAGGTGCGGATTCGTGACCGCCAGAGATTGAAGAAATTCAGTCTTTGGCGGTCTTTTTATTTATTTCAAACTGCATAAGAAAAATAAAAAAATGAAATTTAAACCTGCCTGTCAAATGACAGTAGCGAAAGAAAGGTGGAAAAGAGTATGTATGAATTGGTGGAACTCAAAGGAAACGATGTTTTTACAAACAGCAAAGTGATTGCAGATGGAACAAATAACCAACATGAATCTGTTGTTGCTATTATCAGAAAATATGAGAAAGATATTTTAGACTTTGGCAATATTGATTTCTCCGATTTAAAATCGGGGAAAAGGGGGCAGCCTGAAAGAGTTTATTATTTGAATGAGGAACAAGCAACATTTGTTATAACTCTTTTGAGAAATTCAAAAATAGTTGTGAAGTTTAAGAAAGAGTTGGTTCGACAGTTTTATGCAATGCGCAGATTTATTCTTGAAAAGCAATCGAAACTATGGGGCGAAACAAGAATTGCTAATAAAGAAAATCGGCTGAAAGAAACTGATGTGATTAAACTTCTTGTAGACTATGCCAAAGAACAAGGAAGTACGCATTCAGATAAACTGTATGTGACATATACCAAGTTGGCAAAATCAGTAATTGGTGGAAATCGCGACAATATCACAGTTTCAGATCTCAATAATCTAACCCTTGTGGAAAGCATTATTTTGCAGACTATTAGAATTGATATGTCAATGGGTATGCACTACAAGGATATTTATAGGGATTGCAAAAATAGAATAGAACAATTTGCAGATATAACTTACCTGTCCGCTTAGCCCAGAAAATTTGGGGCTATTCCAGTATTTCGTCACGGGAAATTACAATCTTACTAAATATATAGCGTGCGACTCCTGTTAGGGTATGTTCCTAACGCACGTGAATTTAAAGGTTGAGCCTTGCGAAATGTAAGGCTCGGAAATTTAGGAGATAGAAAATATGGCATACACAGCTCTTATGACTAAAGATGAAATTGGATTTGAAAACAATACGAACACGATAACAACACTTGAAATTGCTGAAATGATGGAACTGGAACATTGGCAAATTTTAAGAAAATTAGAGGGAACTAAAAACCAAGATGGAAGCACAAAACAGGTTGGAATTATACAGATATTAACTAACAACAAAATTGTTGTCAGTGATTATTTTATTCCATCCACCTACAAAGACGCAAGCGGCAAGGAAAATAAATGCTATAAAGTCACCAAAATGGGGTGTGATTTCCTCGCCAACAAATTTAATGGTGAAAAAGGAATCATATTTACTGCAAGGTATGTAAAGCGGTTTGATGAGATGGAGAGAGGACAGGTCCCGAAAGATTTTCCATCGGCACTTCGGGCATATGCGGATGAAGTAGAGCGCAGGCAGATTGCAGAACAGGAGAATGAAAAGCTGCAGCAGGAACTTGATTATAGCAAAGACTGGTATTCTATTAAGCGTGTTGCAGCAATGAACGGTGTGGACTGGAAAACATTTAATTGGCGAAAACTCAAAGAAAAGAGCATTGAACTTGGATATGGCGTGAAAAAGATTTTTGATGCAAATTATGGAGAGGTAAATACCTACCATAGGAATGTTTGGGAAGCAGCATACCCGGAGTATGAAATTTAGGAGAAATTTTATGAACAAATTAGAGATCATGATTACGTATGGGAACACGGAAGTAATTCACACACCGGAGAAAATTGTGATTAAATCGCCCAATATCGAAGTAATTACAAAATAGATCAAGAAAAAGAAGTGACATCTATCAAATTGGTGGTAGGTGGTATTTTGTACAAATTTTACCGACTGTCATTTGAGACAGCCGCAAACCCAAACAGTTAGGTGGTGGAAATATGGCATACAGCGGATGGCTTTTAAAGATTGGCAATTACATAGTGCCGATGTCGTTTATGAAAGCAGAAACATACAGTCCATATGTCAACATGCAGGATTTGGACGATTATACAGACGCCAACGGCTATCTGCATAGAAATGCCGTGGAGTTAAAGGCATTAAAGGTTGAGTTTGAAACACGGGCAATGCTGACAAATAAGACTTTTAGTGAGGTTTTAAACAATATTCGAAGCCAGTTCACAAATGCGACAGGGAGAGCATGCTATATCACAGCGTATATCCCGGAATATGACGATTATGTGACGCAGTACGGCTATATGGCAGATTTTCAGCCTACGATATACGGAACATATGATGGAATAATTCGTTACAATTCAGTTCGGCTTGCTTTCATAGGGGGTGTGTATGGTGGTTAATTATAAATATGGCGACTTGTTCAAAAAAGATACGGTCGATAAGCAATTATCCATCGTATCTGATGACGGAAAAATCAATATCACAAATACAGAACTACACCAAGAAAAATTCGAATTGACAGAAAGTTTGTGTTCGGAACAGGAATTGACGTTTGGATCATGCGAAGCCGCCATGATTAAATTCACGGTGTCAAATACATTTTTGCCAATGAAGGGCAGATGGATGACAGTAAGGATGTCTCTTGGTGGACATACAGATGTTCCATTTCAGTTCGGGAGATATAAGGTTGATTCTGATACGCCTACGGCAGACAGGACGTGCCGTGATGTTGTCGCATATGATGCTCTTTATGACATTTTAAATGCAGATGTGGCAGCATGGTATAACACTGTCTTTCCATCCCATAAAGAGCAGCAGAAAGATAAAGATGGAAAAACTACGACTGTTACAGTTTATGATCCGGTCACAATGAAGCAATTCCGGGACAGCTTTTTTAAGCACTTCGGGATTGAGCAGGCTGACATTATACTGGTTAATGACGGCATGTCTATTGAAAAAACAGTTGCAGTCACGCCATCCAGTGAGACAAGTTCTGATACAGAGGAATCGAGCACCATAGGCGAATCTATGAGCGGCAAGGAAGTGTTGTCCTGTATTTGTGAGCTCAATGGCTGTATGGGGCACATGGGGCGTGACGGGAAGTTTCATTATATTTATCTGGAACAGGAGATACAGGGATTATATCCAAGGAATGATCTTTATCCGGCGGATAATTTGTATCCAAGAGATCCGAAAAGCAACCGTATCGGGAAGGATTTATATATAACGGCTGAGTATGAAGATTTTCTTGTTAAAACAATCAATAAGTTACAGATCCGGGAGCAGAAGAATGATATCGGTGTGATTGTGGGTACCGGAGACAATGCCTATGTGATCGAGGATAATTTTCTTGTATATGGCAAAGGCACAAAAGAACTGAAAGGCATTGCAAAAAATATCCTTTCCAAGATCAGAGGGATTGTTTACCGCCCGTTTACAGCGGACTGCAAAGGAAATCCGTGTCTTGAGGTCGGGGATGCAGTGCGGCTGCCGACCAGATATGAACTGATTGAGTCCTATATTCTGAAAAGAACCCTGAAAGGTATACAGGCTTTGCGTGATGATTTGGAAGCGGATGGGGAAGAGTACCGGACAAACGGGGCGAACGGAATACAGAAAAGTATTTTAAAGCTCAAAGGCAAGAGCAATGTGTTGGAGCGAACCATTGAAAAGACACAGAGCACGATAACTGATGTTGAGAAGGGATTGCAGTCACAGATCACGCAGACCGCAACCGAAATTCGCACAGAAGTTAAAAATACAACGGATGGTTTATCATCGAGAATCACGCAAAATGCGAGCAGTATTACAGCAGAAGTTAAAAGGGCACAGGGACAGGAAGTTGAACTTGCAGCAGCTATTAAAATTAATGAGGACAAGATTACAGCGGAAGTTACGAGAGCAAGCAAAGCAGAGGGCGATTTGTCCGGAAAGATAGAGGTAACTGCAACTAAGATACGGTCAGAAGTCAGTGCTTCGTTGAAGGCATGGAATATTGATGGCTATGATATTAATTATTATGGTTTTGGAAAACCCCAAGATACTTACCCTGCATCATCCAAATATAATGGACGCAGTTTTTTAGATCAGGATAGTGGAAAATTGTATGGCTGCGATCCGGATGGCGGAATTAACAGCGGTAAATATAAATGGACATTGATAACCACGCTTAAGCAGCTTTCATCCAATATGTCTAGTGCGATTACGCAGACATCAAAGGGGATCGAAAGCAAAGTTACAAGAGACAGCGTCATTTCAGAAATCAACCAGTCAGCCGAGGGCATAAAAATCAAAGCAAAACTGCTTGAATTAAAAGGTTCTATGGAAATGACCGGGGGATATATGCATATTCAAACGGAAGAGTCTGCAGAAAACCTTATTGAATTTAAACGCAGTGGAACACTTGTACAGATGGGAACGGATGGATTTCGAACAGTGGAAGGGACGCTTGAAAGTACTGTTCATCAATGTACGGTTCAATATAATCAGGTTTCATTGCATAAAGGCGCAAACGATAATGACCACATGATGATCCATTTAGACGGAGATACCGGAGTAGGTGGATTCAGAGGTGGAGTAATTAATGGATCTGACAAAAGAATAAAAAACACAATTTTAGATTTAAGCAAAAAGCAATCATCTGAGTTTATTTATTCTTTAAGAGCAAAATCGTATCGTTATAATTTCGAAAAGGATGGATTTCATCATGGCTTTATAGCACAGGATGTTTTGAAAAAAGCGGAAAAAGGGTGGAATATTTGTCCAAAAACGTTTTCAGACAGCAATGGGAAAAAGTATTACGGACTGAAATATACGGAACTGATTGCTGATCTGGTTGCCACAGTGCAGTTGCAGCATGACGAGATAGAACAGTTAAAGGAAAAGGTGGAAAATCTATGATAAATGCAAAAATTCGTGAATTTGAAAACGATATTATAAATTATGTAAATTTGTGCGAGGATGTTCCAATCGAAGCTAAGTACCTGGTATTTAAGGATATTCTGCAACAAATCAAGGAAGAGGCAAACAGGCAGGTTACAGTAGAGCGGGAACAAATGAAGCTTGCAAAGGAAAGGGAGAGTGAGGATCATGAATAAAGCGCATATTGATATTAATTGGGAGAATTACCCGAGTGAAGAAACACCGCTTAATGAAAGAAACCTCAATAAAATGGATGACTCGATTGATATCATTGATGATCGTGTAATCACTCTCGATACCACAAAAGCAACCAAGGCGGAAGTGGCAACCCTTGTTGCGGATGTGACATTCGAGGAATCGACGGGAATTATCACAATCACGAAAAAGAACGGATCCAAGATTACAATCGACACGCAGATGGAGAAGATCGCGTTCAACTTCGATTATAACCCGACTACACAGCAGATTATTTTGACTCTGATCGATGGTACGAAGCAGTACATAGACCTGTCGGCACTGATTACACAGTATGAGTTCCTTGATTCTGATACGGTAGCTTTTTATATTGATAAGGATGGAAAAGTGTCTGCCATCGTCAAAGAGGGTAGCATTGAAGAAAAACACTTGGAGCCAAACTATCTTGCGAAAATCAAAGTGGAAGTGGCAAAGGCAGAGTCAAGCCAGCAGGCAGCGGCAAAGTCCGAAGCCAACGCCAAAGCAAGTGAGAATGCTGCAAAAGCCAGTGAAACAGCGGCAAAAACATCCGAAACCAATGCCAAAGCGTCAGAGACAGCGGCAGCGAAGTCAGCTACGGCGGCAGAGGCATCCGAAAGCAACGCAAAAGTCAGTGAGACATCCGCCAGTGAATCATCCGCCACAGCCACGGAGAAAGCATCATCCGCCAGTCAGTCAGCTGATACAGCAGCCGAAAAAGCAGATATTGCAACTCAAAAGGCTGCGGAGATCATCGGTAAGGCGGAATCTGCAGAAGAAAGTGCAACCAAGGCACAGAGTTATGCTGTTGGTGGTACAGGAAGCAGAGAGGGCGAGGATTCTGACAATGCCAAGTATTACTATCAGCAGGCAAAAGATGTATCAGAAGGACTTAAAGGTGGATTGCAGCCACACGGAACAGTTGCATTTGCAGATCTTCCGGCACTTGCGGATGTTAGCACAGGGTGGATGTTCAATATTTCAGACGAATTTACAACCACGGATGATTTTAAAGAGGGAGCCGGGAATACAGTTCCGGCCGGAGCGAACATCTATAAGACGTCAGATGGCAAGTGGGATGTGCTGGCGGGGACACCTGTAACTGGAATCAAAGGAGCAAAGGAAAAATCCTACCGACGTGGAAATGTTGATCTGACTGCAGCTAATATTGGAGCAGTACCAACCGGCGGAGATACGGCAGAGAATACAGTGAAGTTTAATACTGCTTCCGAAAGGAAGAATCTTGCAAGTGGAGAATCTCATACAACATTATTCGGAAAGATCGCAAAGTGGTTTGCGGACCTGAAAGAAGTTGCATTTACAGGAAAAATCTCATGGTCTGACGTGACTGGTAAACCGAGTACATACGCACCATCCAGCCATACGCATGATGAACGATATTATACAAAATCTGAAATTAATAGTAAAGTCAATTATGCATCTACAACGTTTTCATCAAGTTATATATCCACATGCCGTGTAACTAGACAGGGAGATGGAATGAAGCGTTTAAGACTTGTTGGAACAAAAACAGCAATGAAAGCTGGAACTGCTTATAAAATAGGAACGGTGCCAAATGGATATTTCCCGCAAACAGGATTTGTTGGATATGCGGTCATGGCGGCTTCAACAGCAGCAACATTTATTTCTAAATTAGAAATAGATGCATCTACTGGTGTTGTAACAGTTACTCCATATGCAGACAGAGCAGCAAATGCTCCAATCTATATTGATGTTACTTATAATTAAATTGCTGTTTAGTGAAGAATAATGGAATAATTTGACACAAAAGAAAACAGCTTCATAAATATAATAAAACCAAGAGCCTAAGAGCCGATTACACGACCATGTGTTGTGTAGCCGGCTCTTTTAAATAACAAGCCTACGGGCAGAAAGGGAAATTATGCACTTAAAATTCATCACAGATAACTGGCAGATGCATAATTTTCAACCAGTAATTAATTTTTTAACAAAATTTAAACTAATCAATCGACATTCTGTGACAATAAGAAATTTAACTGTCGAAACTTGCGACCGAAAGAAATTGAATGTTTGCGGGAAAATTTGTAAAATAAAATTGTCCGATAAGGGCACTTCAAGTTCTGGCTGAGGGGCGGGATAAGGCGTTTTCTTGTCCCTCAACTACAAACGAGTTTGTAATTTGTAGCAATTTGTCAAATGGGGTTGACGATATCGAACATAAGTTCTATAATTTATGTATCGCTATCGAAAGTGCGGAATGATTGGAGGAAATCAATATGGGGGAAAAAGAGTGCAATGAGGCAACAGCGTTTTACAAGGAAAAAATAACTGAAATGGTCGCGAATTGCGACAATGAAAAATGGTTAAGAATTATATATGTATTTGTTAAAAATTTATTAGAATAGAAAGAAAGCCAAGGGTTTGCGCATTGCCCTTGGCTTTTTCTTATTTGTTTTCTGAAATAGAATCAATAAAATCTTCTAGGTATTTCCAACCGGTATCATCAAGTTTTGATAATGCAGTTACAAGTCTTCTTTTAAAATCACTATTTTCTTTCTTTAGCACATCTGAAAGCAATCTTGTAATTTGTTCATCTTTAGTTTCCGGAACAAACATTTCACCGTTTCCAGTTAGGAACCATTCTTCATTTACGCTTTTACCATTCCAATTTTGTAAGCAAACAATTTTTGAAATTTTGTCGGTAACAGGTCTATCCCCTTTTTCTATTTGAGATAAATAAGTTTGCGCAACTTCAATTCTTTCTCCAAAATCTTTTTGGTTCATTCCTAATGATATTCTTAAAGATTTTAAGCGTTCGTTTACTGTACTCAAGTCTTCACCACCTTTCTGCAATAATATTATCACAAAAATATCACAAAAGCAATAATTTGTTATTGACTTTATATTTCTATTGCGTTATTATAATATTGCAAAAGAAATGGAAAAGAGGTGAGACGGTGAAAAAAATGACATTTCGGCAAAAGCGTGACTTACTCGATAAGTTTGAGCCATTCATTGTCGGTGGAATCCAACTCGTAAGCGCATTGGCTGGTGCCGCTGTCGGAATAGCTATCTGCTACTTTTTCTAAATGATATGTAGCAGTTGCTGTAATCAAAGCCACAATAAAAGGAATGAGGATATTTCTCAAAAATTCCAAGAAAAGATATTCTTTGTAGAATCTGCCTTTGGATGTAACTATGAAGCTAAAACTCGATCTATCCATAGATGTGTTTACTTTCGTTACATATCCTCTATCCTGTAAATCCAAAAACGCTTGGTATGCATCTTCTCCATCAAATTTACCTATATCGGAAAGTTTGATTGAAAAATTCGTTTTAGATATTTTCTTTAATATTATTCTTTCGATTTTTAGAAGCATGTTAATTCCTCCGTTTTTGAAAATATTATATCACAGAAAGGGATGATACAGTGAGCGAACAGGAAAAAAAGGTTGTTGAAAAACTCAAAGAAGCCATTCCTAAAATGACGGATTTTCAGAAAGGATATGTGCTTGGGATGGTTGAGGGTTCTGCAAAAAAGCAGGAAAGCGAAGAAGACAATCAGAAAGGAGAAATGCAGTGAGAATTTTAAAAGAAATGCTCAATACGTTAAAGAGTATTGACGGTACACTAAAACGCATTGAGCAGTCCGTTTCAGAGGAGAAACAGCATGAAGTGATAAAAGAAGCTGTTTCTCATGCAATGGTTGGAGAAAGGTACGAACCTACTCCGAAAGATTTTTGACAGCAAAATCGTATGCCGCTTTTAAATACAGAACTTCTTCGGATGACATTTCTGTATTTCCGCAAAGTGGAGCTTCGCGTTTGTCAATTTCATATTCTGAAAGTTTTGAACTGGCATATGTGACAGCTAAGTCATGAATTGTCTTTTCAATCATTGTAGCACCTCCCTTATTTGATGATAAGGGAATTATAACACGGAAAGGAGTTGGAGGAAACGGAAGAGTTAAAACAAGCAAAAATGCAGACGCCGATTGAGATTGCACTTGGTGTCGATGAAAATGGAATGACCACCGCAAAGAAGTTGTATGAGTTCTTGGAAATGGATAAAAGCCATTATTCCAGATGGGCGAAAGCGAATATTGTAGACAATGAATTTGCTACTGAAAATGAGGATTATTTTTACTCGCCATCAATGGCGAATGAAAGTAGCAGAGGAAATTTTGCTGATGATTACAAACTCACAGCACATTTCGCAAAGAAACTTTCCATGAAAGGAAACGGAGAGAAAGCAGAAGAAGCGCGTGAGTATTTTACGCATTTGGAAGAGCGCATGAAACAGAAGGTAATTGACCTCAACCAATTATCACCGGAGTTGCAGATGTTCCAGAAGATTTTCAATTCTGTAGCAGAACAGCAGTTAGAACAGAAACGGCAGGCGGAACAACTGAACCATGTGGAACAGAGAGTTGAGAGTATTCGGGAAGTGGTTGCACTTGATACAACATCATGGCGTGATGATACTGGAAATATTTTAAGAAAAATCAGCATGGAACTTGGTGGCGGACAGGCATACAGCCAAGTAAGAGCCGAAAGCTACGAACTGTTGTCAAAGCGAATGGGTGTAAATCTGAAACAGCGGCTGACTAATAAGCGCAGGCGCATGGCTGACGAGGGTATCTGTAAATCAACCAGAGACAAATTATCCTATGTGGATATTATTGCAGAGGATAAGAAGTTGATCGAGGGATATACAGCTATTGTGAAGGAAATGGCAATCAGATACGGAGTTGGAAAGGATTAACAGGAGGTATTCATGGATAGACAAATGAACATTGCTTTAAGAAAGACATTAGATCAGATCGGCGTAAAACATAGCCTTAAGGGTTACGGTTACATAATAAGTGCGGTTGAGAAATGTCTTGAAAACAGAAGTAAACTTATCAGCATTATTAAAGGACTCTATACTGAAATCGCAGAAGAAAACAGCGATACAGTCTGGAGAGTAGAAAGATCAATCCGGCACGCAATTGAAGTTACATGGACAAATGGCAATACAAATGCAATCAACAAAATTTTTGGTTACACGGTTTCAGTGGAAAAAGGAAAGCCGACAAATTCAGAGTTTATCGCATTAATAACAGATTTTGTTTCCTTGTATGGTGATGAGATTGCCAATGGTTCCTATAAGTGGTAGGAGTGATGTGTCTATGAAGAAGTTTGCAAAGGTAATTGAAATGATCGGCACCGTTGTTTTTCTGTTTTGCATCTGCATTGATGCAACGGAGTATCCGGTCACTGCTATACCTGTATTGATTGGATTACTTCTTATTTATATAGGAACAAAAATAGATGGGGAGTGGCAGGAGTATACAGAAGAGATTGTAGATTACGATTACAGAAGTGAGTCTGATGACGATGACGGTATTACCTATATCACATTTGACACTGATTACAGCAAAGAAAAGGAGAAATTCAAATATGAGAGCAGAAAACAATAAAGTGGAACTTACAGGAACGATTATCACAGAGCCGGAATTTAACCATGAGGTGTTTGGAGAGGGATTTTATAATATGTACCTCAAAGTGGATAGATTAAGTGGGACGGCTGATATTATCCCATTAATTATTTCAGAGAGATTAATCAATCTGAATGATAAATACACGGGCACTGCCGTTAATGTTTCCGGTGTGTATAGTTCTTATAACAAACATGAGGAAAAGAGAAATCGTCTGTTATTATATGTATTTGTCTGTGAAATCGAAAAAGCGAATCCGGGAGAGCATGCAGATTTGAACAATATCCAGCTTAACGGATATGTATGCAAAGAACCGACTTACAGAAAAACACCACTTGGAAGAGAAATTGCAGATTTATTAATCGCAGTCAATCGTTCCTACGGAAAATCAGACTATATCCCATGCATTGCTTGGGGCAGAAATGCAATGTTTGTAAGGCAGTTGGAAATGGGAACCCATATTGAGATTGGTGGGCGCATTCAGAGTCGTGGGTATATCAAGAAATATGAAGATGGAACAGAAGAACAGAGAACAGCATATGAGGTGTCTGTGAGCAAAATTAATGTATTAGAGGAGGAAAATTAAGATGGCAGAAAATACCGTTACAATTTCCGTTGAGGAATATGCAGATCTGGTTGCATGCAGGACGAAAGTTCATACAGCATGTGCCATTATTGCAAATGAACACCAAAGAGACATTGAGCTGATGGGGAAAAAGGGAACAACTATTAATTCAAAAATTATAGAGTCAGCTCTTGGATATATTGACGATGAAGCATGCTTTGAAGAGGCACTTAAAAAATATAAAGAGTGGAAGGAGAAGGAAAATGAAACTGAAAATTAGATCATTACATATGGAGAATTTCAAGGGAATCAAGATGCTTGACGTGACTTTCTCGGGCAAAACGAAGATCAGCGGACAGAACGCCGTAGGAAAGACAACGATCTTTGATGCGTTCACATGGCTTCTGTTTAACAAGAACAGTGCCGGAGAGGAAAAGTTCAATGTCAGACCGTTGGATAAGGACGGAAACCGCATTGATAACGTAGAAATTAAGGTTGTAGCGGTTCTGGATGTAGATGGTAAGGAAATAGAGCTTTCCAAAGTGCAGAAGCAGAATTGGGTTAAGAAACGTGGTACTGATACTGTTGCATTGCAGGGAAATGTCAATTCATTTGAGATTGACGGTTATCCAAAAAGTGAAGCTGATTTCAAAGAATATATTTCCAGTCTGGCACAGAGCGAGGATATGTTCAAGATGCTGACCAATCCGCAGTATTTTTCTTCTCTGAAATGGAAAGATCAGCGCGATATTCTGATGCGCCTTGCAACGGATGTATCGGATGTTGAACTGGCGCAGACAGATGCTAAGTATGCCCCATTACTCGGCGAGTTGGAGAAAGCACCGTCCACAGATGATATCCGTGCTAAGTTTTCCAAAGCGTTATCCGGGTGGAAGAAGAAACAGGCTGAAATTCCGGTGCGTATTGATGAAGCCGAGAAATCCAAGGTTGACGTTGACGTGGCAGAGCAGGAACTTGCAAATGTAGATCTGGTAAGAAGAATCGCTGAATGTGACAAGAAAATGGAGAATGCAGGTAGCGCATTGGGCGATTTAAGAAGTAAGGAAATGCAGTTACAGTTTGACATGTCCGGCATGGAACAGACGATGAATCGCGAGTTATCAAACAAAAGAAGCATCATGGATGCTGAATTGCGTGATTGTAAAAATGAGTTAGAACATTTTGCGGTTACGATTTCTTTGAAAGAGAAACAGATTTCTGATAACGAAAAAACTATCACTGATGCGGATGCAGAGCGGAAGAAACTGGGCGAACAGTATAATTCTGAGAAAGCCAAGGCATTTGATGAAACTCCGTATCTCTTTGATGAATCCAAGTGGATATTCGATGAATCTACAACGGTTTGTTCCTTATGCGGTCAGAAGTTACCGGCTGATAAGATTGAGCAGTTAAAGGCTGATTTTGAAGAAAGAAAGACAAAAGCCAAGGCAGATGCAAAGCGGAAACTAAATGATTCAAAAAGTGACTTTATTACCCGGAAAGAATCCAACTTGGAAGAAATCAAGGCAGATGGGTTTGCGAAGAAAAATCTTATCGGGGAACTGACAAAGAAAAATGCTGATCTGCAAATGGAAATAGATTCCTTAAAGAAACAGGAGCAGGGGACTTTTACGAATAAAGAGGAACTTTGCAAACTGTTATCCGAGATCCCAGAAGAAGCTGATTATTCACAGAATGAGGAATATGTGAAGCTGAAAGTTGAACATGATAAAGTTTTTGCAAAAATCGAAAAGTTAGAATCAGAGGGTGCAGATAGTGTCGTTGATGAATTAAAAGCTGAGAAAGCCGATTTGCAGGCACAACTTGACGAAGTCAATGCCATTATTGCCAAAGCATCTATGAATGTTGAGATTGACGAGCGAATTGCACAGTTGCAGGCAGAGCAGAAAGAAATCGGTCAGAAAGTCGCAGACCAAGAGCAGATGCTTTACCTCTTGGAAGAATTTATCCGGTTCAAAATGGATAAGATTTCAGATTCCATCAACAGCCATTTCAAGACCGTAAATTTCAAACTCTTTGAAATGCAGTTAAATGGCGGTATGAAAGATTGTTGTGAGTGTACTGTGAATGGCGTTCCGTATTCGGCTTTAAACAGTGGTCATAGAATCGTAGCCGGACTTGATATTATCCGTTCTCTTAGCGAGTTATACGGTGTAAGCGTACCGATTTTCGTTGATAACGCGGAATCGCTGAATGAGTTCAATGTGCCGGATATGGATGCACAGTTAATTCTTTTGAGCGTAACAGAGGACAAGCAGCTGAAAGTTGAGGGTGTGTAAATGAAAGAAGAATTATTGAAAATAGCATCGGAAAGTTTATCTTCGGATGAAGTAAGTGAAATTGTCAAAGAAAAATTTATGAATGCATTGGGAGGAGCAATCGAAGATGCTTTTCGCTGGGGAGATGCAAAGCATGCCATTGAGGAAAAGGTAAAAGAAGTCATGGTTCCATACATTGAGAGTTATGATTTTTCAGAGTACCTTCCTAAACTTGATTCTGTTTTAACAGAGATTGTTAATTCGGATTTCTGTATTGGAAATAAAAAGATTTTGGAGAATTTTAAAGACCTTATGATGGAGCCGGAGCAGAAAGAAATCAAACTTACGGATTTGTTCAAGGCATGGATTAAACAATGTGAAAGGGATATTGACACAGAAGATTTAGACATTGATTACGATGATGGCGTTTCTTATCAATCCGTGGAATGTGAAATGCGGTTTGAGCTGGAAGATAAGCCATCATGGAGCAGTGTGCAAAGAGCAGTTATCACATTTGAAAATGAGCATGATGAAAAACTGAATGTTGAAATTCCTGTGTCAAAGTGGATATGGGATAACGGAAAAGAAGAACCATATACACTTTCTTCCTATAAGGATTTGACGATTTCGTCACTTAGAAACTTGAGTGAATTTGAGGTGCTACTCTTGAGATTATCCAGAGCTAAAACGGCTATCGTTATTGATAAGGAATATGATGACAGTTATATTCGACCGGAAAAAGAACCGGAAGCGGATTTTCATTAAGAAAGCTAGGATGTAGAATGTCTAGAGTTGGAATAAGCAACAACATCACACAGCCGGATGCAAGGTGCATGTCGTGCAAGCGTTGGAAGAGTGCAAGCAAGAAAGGATTCTTTGATTTTGCGGAATCCGGACATTGTTCTCTTCCGTATTGTGATGAAGACGCAAGAAATAAAGGAAAGAGAGGTTGCAGATAAATGCAGTATATCAAAGCAAAATTTCCTAACAGCACAAGAAGCTACGTGTATCGCACCGAGGATTTCGTGAAAGCTGGTGACACGGTTGTAAATTCTAAGGGTGCAAAGCTAACAGTTACGGATGAAACCGTGGATATGAAGTGGGTGGAAACCTACGGCGCTGATAAGGTGGCGGTTGTGAAAAAGTATGAAGAGCCGGTAGATGCCGGAGAAAGCGAGGACAAGTAAGTATGGCAGAAGCAAAGAAACAGGAAGTAGCGGCACAGGGAAAACAGGAAATGAATACACAGCTTTCTTATTATGCGAACCAGTACACAGGACTTATGGAGCGTGACTTTGCGGAGCATGGACTTGTGTTTGATGATTATTCCAAGCAGTGCGTTATGGCATCTATGAGTGCGATTTATAACCTTGTTACATCAAATAAAGCCGCTATGAGCAACTTGAATGGTTCTAATTTAAGACAGGTTATTGGACAGGTATCAAGCCTTAAGCTTAATGCAAATGCTGTACCAAGAGAGTGTTATTTCCAGTTGAGAAGTAAACAGGATGCAAATGGAAACTGGTACAAGGAAGTAGAAATGGGAATCGAGGGAGACGGAAACGATGCGCTTCTTCGCAACTTTGGTGTTGATGTTAAAAAGGTATATCCAGTATGGCTTGTGAAAGAAGGGGATGAATTTACATATCCGAAGCACAGAGGTGTTGAAGTTACGCCGCCGGAGTGGGAAGAAAAAGGATTGTCACAGAAAGTAATCCGTGTTGTTTATCCTGTTGAAATGAATGATGGAAAAATCGAGTACATGATCGCAGAGCGTGAAAGCGTAAAAGGAAATCTTTTCGCACATGTTCGTAATAATCTGATGAATGAGACTTTCGGTTTACTTGGAACAAAAAAAGATAAGAGTGGAAAGGTTGTACCTAGAACGAGATATGATGCTACGGATGAAGAAAAGAAAGCTATCGCAGAAAAGAAAAATGAAATTCTGAAAGCACTTTTAGACTATAAGACTATTGAAGATATGCTTGCCTGTGAAGTCGCAAGACCATACATGAGTGCCGCATGGCTTGATACATCGGAATCCATGATTGTTCGTAAGATGCGTAACAATGCAATCAAAAAGCACCCAAAAGACCTTAATGCTATTGCGAAACAGTCTCTTATGCAGATGGATGAAACTTATCAGCAGACGCAGGAAGAAATTGCGGAAAATGCCAATTCAGAGCCATTTGTTGTAGCTGAATCCGAAGCTATTGAGACCGGGAGCGAAGTAGTTGAACCAGAGCCGGAGAAAGTAGCCGGAGAAGTCGTTGAGAATGACGAGAACGTACCGGACTTTATGAAAGATTAGGAGGTTGCCATGAGAGTTATATCACAGGACGGTAGAACTGATATTCCATATGAAAATTTTGTCTTTGGAATTACAAAAGATAATTCCATTGTTGCGATAAGAGATACCATTGCCAGACCATCAGAAATTGCACATGGCGTTGTAGCTACATATTCCACAGAAGAAAAGGCAAAGAAAGCCATGGAAATGCTTAGAAAAGAATATCAAAAATATGCAAGCCAGAATTACATGAAAGTATTTCAGTTCCCGGCAGAGGAAGAATTGGAGCAGCCTATGATTCACGTTTCATTTGACTTAGTGGATGAGTTTATTCCAAGAGTTCCAAAACATCGGTGCGAGGGCGAAAACAACACGATTAAACGGATATGCGTAGCACCAAGCATAATTGAAGCCTTGAACGCAATACCGCAAGCCGGGTTAGTGGTACGGAATATGAAATCGCTTGGCTTGCCGGTAATCATCCATTGCTACTATCTGAAAGCTGACAAGGTCATGAGTAATGATGAAGTTCAGAAATATGTGCCGGATGCGGAATTTACTAGGGAAATGTGGATATTGGAAAAACCAAAAGCTGTGAACCGTATTGATTACGAGATTACGGACTGCATTGTCAAACAGGGCGTAGATGTTTTTGGTAACGAACAGTTTGAGGTACGGCTTCCAGAGATTGAGCGAATCAAACATCAATCCAATATTGATAATTTTTTCAAGGTTTTTTGTCATAATCCGAATGAAAGAAAAATGAGAGGAATATTTGAAAAGCAAAGTTACAGAAAAGTTCTAGCGACTTTTGATGATGAGATTATCGAGAAAGCGAAGGGAGTGATTGAAAATAAAGCTTAAAGTCCTAGGTTCCGGTTCATCCGGCAACTGCTACATCCTGGAGAATGACGAAGAAGCCTTGATAATTGAAGCTGGATTGCCATTTATGGAAGTCAAGAAAGCACTGGATTTCAATGTGATGAAAATTAAGGCTGTGATTACTACCCATTTCCATACTGACCATAGTCTTTATAGCTTACAATATGTGCAAGCTGGCATTCCTGTTTTTGAACCATGCAGACCGCCGATAAAAGATTCTGAAATGCGTTTTAGAAAAGGAAATTTTGACATAAGAGCATTTGAAAACCGTGATAAATCTGGAAGATGGCTACATAACAACGGAGACGGTTCAGAGTGCCCGTGCGTTGGGTTTTACATTACGCATCCAGAGATGGGAAGCCTTGTGTATGCAACAGACACAGAATACGTCAAATGGCGATTTAAGGACATTAATCACATCATGGTGGAAGCTAACTACGATATGCAGTTTGTGAACCGAGAAGAGCCAAATTACGAGCACAGATTAAGAGGTCACATGAGCCTGCCAACGGCACTTAAATTTATTGCTACTAACGATAACCCGGCATTGCGAAATGTCGTTCTAATTCACTTATCAGATAAAAGCGGAGATCCCGCACTATTCAAACAAAAGACAGAAGAAACAGTTAAATATGGAGCAAATGTTTATATTGCAGAAAAAGGATTAGAGGTTGATATGAACCTTTGCCCGTTTTGATAGGTTGAAACACCAATGTGAAAGCATAAAAGAAACCAGTTTATGCGGTATCTGACTTTGGTATGGAATTTAATATATCACAAAACTAAATTGAAAGCCATGAGATACCTTTGGCGGTTGCTAAGAGTGACCGCCAGAAAGGAGAATACGTGTTAATAATTGAGGATAAAGGACAGAAAGAGGGCTTACATATCCTTAAGAATAGATATTTTAAAAGCCACGATATGGAAGTCTTGCGTGCACCATTGCCGGTTGGAGATTATATAATTGCTACAGACAAGGTAGCGGATGTTATCCATAGAAAATCAGCTAGAAAAATGGAACTTAAAAAGATGGATTTTCTTGGCACATATGATGTTTCCGTTGACACGAAAAAGGACATGCAGGAAATTGTAGGGAATATCTGTGGAAAAGCACATCCGAGATTCCGTGACGAGTGTATTTTGGCGCAGAACAACGGAATTAAGCTATATGTGCTTATTGAAAATACAGACAAGGTGTATTCCGTCAATGATGTATTTACATGGCATAATCCACGAGTAGACCGGTATAACAATATTGCATATATGCACACACTTGGAAAATTGCTGAATGTACCGCTACCGAAAACAAAGCCGACATCTGGCAAGGTATTGGCAAAAGCTATGTTGACAATGCAACTTAAGTATGGCGTTGAGTTCGTATTTTGTCGCCCGGAAGATGCTGGGGCAAAGGTTATTGAATTGCTTGGAGGTAGTGAAAATGGCGGAGAATAAGCGGTATTACTGGCTTAAACTGATGGATGATTTCTTTGACAGTAAACGAATCAAAAAACTCCGTAAGATGGCTGGCGGTGATACATACACGATCATATACCTTAAGATGCAGTTGTTGTCGTTGAAAAAGGGCGGCTACTTAGAGTATTCCGGCTTGGAAGATGAATTTTACAAAGAGATCGCCCTTGATATTGACGAGGACGAAATCAATGTTCAAGTAACGATTCAGTATCTTCTTTCCTGCGGATTGCTTGAAACATCAGATTCCATTGAGTACAAGTTGCCATTTGTGCAAGATAACCTAGGAAGTGAGACTGCAAGTACAAGAAGAAGTCGTAAATCTAGGGAAAATGCACAAAAAGCGTTGCAATGCAACAGTGGAGCAACGGAGTGCAACATTTTGCAACAAAATTGCAATGTAGAGATAGATATAGAGAAAGATATAGATACAGATATAGAGAAAGAGAAAGAAAATACAAAAGAAAGCGTGCCTGCATCTGATTTGGACTTTGACGCGGAATGGGGATGGGAATACACGATCAATGCATATCCAAAGAAAACGTCGTTAACGTCTGCCAAGGTAGCATGGATGGACAAGCTTTTAGAAGTTATCGAGCCGAACAGGAAAGCCGTTGCAAAGCTGATATATGAGGCTACAGTGGCATATGTTACTGACTATATAGAGAAGAATCCGGATGATACGAATTATCGCTACATACCAAAATACGGAGACTGGCTGAAAGAGGATTGCGATTACTGGATTCGTCAAGTTGAGAAACGAAAGCGAGGTGAGAGCAGTTGACGGAAGCAGAAATTGGAGTGATCGGATGTGTATTGATTGACAATGATTCCATGTACAAGGTTTATAACAAATTGAAGCCGGAAATGTTCAGCTCTGAATTTTGCCAAGATGCTTTTGCTGAAATGCTTGCCATGTATGATCGTGGAGAAAACATTAATGTCGTTTCACTGTCTCAGTCACTTGAAAACCACAAATGGGAGCCGGAAATAATTGCAAGCGAATTGAAAGAATGCATATCTGTTACCCCAGTCTCAACGGCAATAAAAAGTTATGCGGATGCAGTCATTAAGGATTGGCGGGCAAGGGAAACAAAAAGCCTTTTCCAGAGAGTGAGTCTTAGACCGTGTGATATTGACAATTCTATAGCTGAAGTTCTCACGAAACTCGAAGAAATCCAAGAAAACAAAACCGTTCACTCAAAAACTATGAAGCAGATTGTTGCAGAAAATAAAGGGAATTATTTCAATGAGCATGTAGGCGAGGGATTGATAAAAACTGGATTTTATCGAACGGATGATTGCCTTGGCGGCTTGGAAGGCGGAGACGTTACTGTAATTGGCGCAAGACCGGGAGTTGGAAAATCTGCAATCGTTACGCAAATGATCGGGCAGATGGCAGAAAAGTGTTATAACATTGGCTACTATAACCTTGAAATGAACGAATCACAGGTGTATGAACGTTTCGTTTCTCGAATGTCTGAAATCGGTCTGACAAGGGTTCGCCGGGCAAAAACATTCCTTGGTGGAGAGCAAGAAGCTTTTGAGAAAGCGAATGACAAACTTTCTGGGTACAATATCACGATTTCTACCGGAGCAAAATCCGTAAGTGAAATCCGGGCAGAATGCAGGCACCAAAGATATGATGTGATCGTGATTGACTACTTGCAGTTAATCAAGGCTGATCGAAGATTCGGTAACCGTGCATCCGAGGTCGGAGATATTTCAAAAGCTATCAAAGCCTTGGCTATGGAACTGCATGTGCCAATTATCGTGCTGTCTCAGCTTAATCGAATATCAGAGATGAGAGAAACAAAAGAGCCAACTATGGCAGAATTGAGAGAATCCGGAGACGTTGAGCAGGATGCATCAAACATTATCTTGTTATGGAATCTTGATGAAGATGGTCAATATAAGGGATGGAAAATTGAAAAGCAAAGGCAGGGAACACATTTAAAAGAAGTTCTCCAATTTGACGGCGATCACATGAGATTCATTGAGCGAACCGAAACCATTGAACAGATTCAAGCACGGATGCGACAGAAAGACGGTTTCCGAGAAGTATGTGGCAGCACACCATTTGATTAAAAGGTGAATGATTATGGCAAGTAAGAAATTTGAAAAAGGTTCCGAAGAATGGCAGTTTTTTAATGACTATTATAAATTCCGGCAGCAGTTTTATGAAGCTGATAACGAAGACGAGTGGTTCCAAGGAATGATGGAAGCAGGGGAAATGCTAATTAAAAAATATGCACGGACAAATATATCAAAATATGTTCAAAGTCTTGTATTTAGCCATTTTGAGGATGTAGAGAGGAGATGGAAGAGCAAATGAGTAATGCACTGGCAAGAAAGAAAAAGCGGATGCAACCACTTGGATATTCCAAGAGTGAACTGATCGGAATACAGAGACACGCCAAGGCACAAAGCAATGCGGATTATCTGATAGAGGAATCCTATTATAACGTCCGTATGATGGCATATCAGGCACTGCATGATAAGTTCGGATTCGGACACAAAAGAATCATAAAGGTTGAGCAGACCATTGATGCATATGTGGAGAATGCAAAGGATGGAACGACAGGCGAGGAACTTTGTTTTTATCTGAAAGATAAATGCAAGATTGACGTGAGAGAGGAAACTAATAAGATTCCGTATCGTGAGAGCTTTTATCTGGTAGAGAGAAAGATTGCACCGAACTGCATGATACAGGCAAATAAGTTTTTACTGGCACAGGTATTTAATTATTTTGCTATGTTGTGTGTCTGCCTTAAAACGCAGTTTAAATTTTTGGGAAATCAGATCAGACAGGTTTATGAGAGAATCAGATATTTGATTAACTGCCTTGCTACCGGATATGAAACTATGACGGGGATCGCAAGCGTATTGGAATGGGAATGTAAGTACATTGACAAGCGTTTTATCGGAAAGACGTATGAAATATAGGAGGAATGGTTGATGGACAAGTTAGTTGTGGAACTGCAGGATGGATATTTTGTGGAGATTGATTCTCTGAATCACACCCTGAGACAGAGATATGCCGGACAGGATAAGGACGGCAATGAAAAAGAAAGCGTTCGAACAATCTGATATTTTGGAGACATGAAACAGTGCATTAAGGCTTTGTTAGAGCGTTATCCGAGGGAGTTATCTGAAAAAGCACAGATTTCCTTTGATGAATATTTAGAACTGTTGGATAAGGCTTATACGAGGTCAGAACAGCTTGTGAACAGAATCGGAAAGAGACAGGGGGAGATATAAATGTGGAAAGAAGGTAAGAAACGCCGCGCAATTATCGGAAAAATGAATAATAACTTGTCAATGCCGACAAAGCACCCGGACCAGGATGCGTTGAAAAGATTCAGAGAAGTGCCGTATCAGTTGCGGTACGGGAAGGAGAAAAAGGATGCTAAATAAAGAGAAATACATGAATGAATTATTGGAGTTTGCATGTACAGACAATAAGCTTGCTATTACGAAAGATGGAAAGCTTCGGGAATGTCGTGGTGTAAGATGCAACGAGTGCGCGTTTGAAAACGATGGTATGGCTAGTTGCGGCGATTCACGCAGAAAGTGGATGGAACAGGAGTACAAAGAACCACAGGTTGATTGGAGTAGAGTTCCAGTTGATACACCGATTCTTGTGAGAGATAGTGAATCTAGTGAATGGAAACGGAGATATTTTGCAAAATACAAAAATAACATGGTGTATGCATGGGAAGCGGGAGCAACATCATGGAGTGCTGGTAGCCCTGCACATATGACCGATTGGAAATATGCCAAACTTGCAGAAAGTGAGGATCAGAATGGAAATGAGTGGAATTAAAAACCGGATAACTGAATCATTAACAGAAGCCTGTGGATATTCTCCACTAACAAAAGTGGTTTCGGAGGAAGAAATAAACAGGATTTTGGAGCAGGAAAGCGGATGGATTCCAGTAAGTGAGAGACTGCCGGAAGAATCTCTTAATAGTGTAATTGGATGGGATACATATCGAAACCGTTGTTGCTTTGTACAATATTTGGGAGGACGGTTTGTCCTCGGTGATGATATTGATAGTGTAAATGTCACAGCCTGGATGCCGCTGCCGGAGCCGTACATGGAAAGCGAGGGATAATGATGGCAAAAAGAAATGTATTACATATCAGTAAGCTGGAAGATTTGAAAAAATGGTTGGTCGGGGATGGATGGGAACTGCTTTCGCTGTCAAACAATCCATACGAGGTATTAAGAGCCAGTAAAGCCGGAAAGCAAAATCCACTGATTATCTATTTGGGAAAAAGCAGTGAGCATCTATCTTTTGCAGAAAGAGATATGCCCGTGATCGGAGCATTTCTTAGAGATAAGAAAAAACCGCAGACCAATGCAGACCGGATCCGGAGCATGACGGATGAGGAGTTGGCAGATTTTATTATCAATTTTGACAACCGTTTTGGTAAGGAATATGAGGGAGAACAGAGTTGTCTGTCATGGTTACAGAAAGAAAGCGAGGAATGAAGATGCAGGATAGATATTTATTCAAGGCAAAACGCAAGGATAATGGGGAATGGGTGGAAGGTTTTTATTTTTGTATGACGCATACTGATGGTAGGCACACACACCATTTCATTATTCCATTAGGAGCAGATTTGAGCCTAGGGACACCTGTTGAAAAAATACAGGTTGAGGTCGATCAATCTACCATCTGCCAGTGTACAGGTCTTAAGGATAAGAACGGAAAGCTGATCTGGGAGAATGACGTTTGTGATAGAAAAGAAGAATATCCGGAAATTGTAAAATATAATAAGGGCGATTGGACGCTTGATTATAGTTACTCAAAAGATAGAGAAAGCGGATATTGCTACTGTAATTTAGGATTTTACGTACTCGAACGAAAGTGTGTAGAAGTTATCGGCAACGTTTTTGATAATCCGGAACTGTTGGAGGTGTAGGATGCCGAGAACCATAGTGTATAAAGCGGGAGGATTTACAAATTGTGGAATCGGTTACACAAAATTCAGTCAGGAGGAATTGGCAGAAATGAAAGATAGAGTCATGACGGAGAATGAAGCAATTGAAGAATTAAAATATGATTGTAACGAACTTGGAAAAGCGATTCCGTGTGATACATCATGGGGGAAATCTTTTGAAAATGCTTATGCAATGGCAATAAACGCACTGGAAGAGGTACAGAAATACCGGAAAATCGAAAAAGACTTAAAAGAACGTTATCATGCCAACGTAGATATTCCGCTTTTGATGCACCACTTTATCGAAACGGTGTTTGAAGGGGAGAAGCATGAGGGATTTTGCCTTTTAACAAACGAGGATGCTAAGGTGTGGGAAGAATATAAGGCGATCGGCACACCGGAAGAATGCCGGGTAGCGGTGGAGAAGCAGACAGCGAAGAAAGTGAAATCAATATCCCAGATAAAAGACGGAGACAGCTATGTCGGTCTTATAGGGAGATGTCCTTGCTGTGGAGACATATTGGAAGAGGATACCGTATATTGTGATTGTGGTCAGAAATTAGATTGGGGGGATGAAGAATGAACGAAAAATTGAAGCCATGTCCGTTCTGCGGTGGAAACGCAATGTTCTTAACCATTACAAATAAGTCATCACAATCATCTGTTGGGGTAATGTTCAAAATCAAATGTATGAAATGCAGAATAGAATTTCCAAAAAGCTATGAATGTGAGATGTACATGGATCAGGACGGAGGCATCAGAACAGGGAAAGACGAGCGAACGAAAGCAATTACAGATTGGAACAGGAGGGCGAACGATGAGACTGATTGATGCGGATGCGCTGAAGAAAGATTTAAAATCGGTTACTTTAAGCAATGGAACTTTAGTAAATACAAATGCAGTATTGTATTTACTAGAAGAATATCCGACGGCTTATGATGTAGACAAGGTTGTGGAGCAGTTGGAAAATGAGAGAAAGTTTTGGGAGAATGCATACAACAGGAATTTGGGAAAAGAGAAAGCAAGAAGTTATGAGCACGCAATCGAGATTGTGAAAGGCGGTGGAGTAAAGTGACAAGAGAAGATAAAGAAGCAATTTTAAATAGTTTTGACGAAACAATGATACAACCGGATGAAGCAATGAACCTCACAGAAATGAGAGCATATGTAAAAGGTTTTGAAGATGCTAGAAATGCAATGTTTGATGCGACTGACAAGTTTTATCGAAGTAATAAGACGGATTAGAACCGTAGAGAAGAGGTGCACTGATATGTCAAAAGCAGTATTAGTTATGGATATGCCGGAACAGGTGTGCCAGAAATGCACATTGTGCTATGAGACAGAGAATGATGACGAATATCTGTGCTGTGCGACAGGAAAACTTGTACCAGACGGAAAAAAGCCGGATTGGTGTCCACTCCGGGAACTGCCGGAGAAAAGATACCAGAGTTGAAATCTGGTTATGAAGATCTCAGCACATCAATACGTCGGGTAGGTTGGAATGCCTGCTTAGATGAGATTTTAAACTAAATCGAAAGGAGTGAGAGGTTTGCTGGCCAGCGTGAAAGAGCTCTTTACTCCGAGAAAAAATGAAAGAAGAATTTAGAAGCCGGGTGTATACAGATAGACCGGATTATGCAGACTTTGATGCACCAGCAAAATTTACTGCGATACAGAGCATTATTGCAAAAAGATTGAGAGAACATCCGAATGCCATAGGTTCATATTCGGGCGGATCAGACAGTGATATTATGATCGATCTTATTGAGCGGACACGAAAACTTTTTAACCTGCCGCCGGTCAAGTATGCATTTTTCAATACTGGACTTGAAATGCAGGCCACAAAGAATCATGTCATGGAAGTGGCGGAAAAGTATGGTGTAGAAATTGAGGAATTTCGACCAAAGACAAACATCGTTCAGGCTACAAGAAAATATGGGGTGCCGTTTGTATCAAAAATTATGTCCGCCGGCTTGTCTGGATGGCAAAAAAAGAACGTACCATTATCAATCGCGCAGGAATATGATCAGGCGGAGGACAAGCAGGCGAAGCGGGCGGAACTGAAAGAAAGATACCCAAATTGCGAGGGGACGATCAACTTTCTTTGTTGCTGCAACTCCGCCGGGGAACCAAGACCAAATATCCAGTTGGTCATCAATTCGTCAAAATATATGCGTGACTTTATAGAGGAGTATCCGCCGGACTTCCAAATAAGCGCCGATTGTTGCGTACATTGCAAGAAAAATGTCGCACATAAGATACAAAAGGACTATGAGATGGTTATTACCGGTGAGCGTAGGGACGAGGGTGGAATGAGATCGGTTCCGAGGAAAGATAACACCGCGTTATGTTTTGCGGAAACTTCAAGCGGGCAGTATCGATTAAGACCACTTTATTATGTGAGCGACAAGGATAAAGAGTGGTACAAAAACTATTATGGTATACGATATTCAGATGCGTATGAAGTATATGGATTGACTAGAACTGGTTGTTGTGGATGCCCGATATCTTATAAGGCTGTTGACGATCTGGAACTGATACGTCCATATGAACCGAACGTAGTAAAGGCTGCGTGGAATATTTTCGGGAAAAGCTACGAATATAGAAAGAAATACAACGAGTATAAGCAAGAGCGGATGGCGCAAGAGAAAGAGACTGCCGCTAATGTAGAAGGACAAATGAGGTTAGAAGATTTTATGTAGAAAGGAGCCGAACCTCCGGCCGGGGCAACGATATATCGGGTTCCTTTTGAAGAAAATGAGAACAGTATTGAAATATCCGGGAAGTAAATGGAACATTGCTCCCCGATTGGTGGAACTGATACCGGAACATCACAGCTATGTAGAGCCGTTCTTCGGCAGCGGGGCCGTGTTATTTAATAAGCCGGTATCTGATATCGAAACGATTAATGATCTGGATCATGACGTTGTGAATATCTTCCGGTGTATACAGGAGGATGCGGATCGTCTGGCCAGAATGGTAATGACTACACCGTTCAGTCGTGAAAAATATGAGGATACATATAAGCTGGATGCATGGGAGTTGATGATGCCGGATGAACCGTATCATAAAGCATTACGATTTTTAATCCAGTGTTGGCAGGGGCACGGGTTCCGTACCAATGGCAGCAAGGTAGGATGGAAAAATGATGTACAGGGCAGAGAAAGAGCTTATGCATTATGGAACTGGTACCGTCTGCCGGAATGGATCATTGACATAGCGGAACGGTTGCGCATGGTACAGATCGAGAACCGCCCGGCGGTGGAAGTGATTGAGAGATTTAATTACAGCAATGTTTTTATGTACATTGATCCTCCGTATGTTTTGGGTACCAGAACCGGGAAACAGTATAAACATGAGATGTCAGATTCTGACCACGAAGAACTGTTAAAACTTTTGTTGCAAAGTAAAGCCAAGATTATGCTGTCTGGCTATGAATCAGAAATGTATAACGACTATCTGAACGGATGGGAGAAAAAACAGTTTTCAAGCTGTGCGGAGCACGGAAAGCCGCGGATGGAAACGGTGTGGATGAACTATGAGCCGGATCCGCAGATGAAACTTAACTTTGTGGAGGTGCTGCCATGATACAGACAGCAGAAGATAAAGTGAAAGAGTACCGCCAGTGCATCCGCAGAGAAATAGAACACTGGAAAGTTATCAATCAGAACGGGTGTAATGATCCGTTCTGGTCGGATGGCTGCAACATGAATCTGACACGGAATCATATCATTTATTATCAGTCAAAGATCCGCGAGGCCTGCACAGAAAATCAGTTGCCATTACCGGAGGAATGTTATTTATCCATACCGCCGGAAGTGGATAATAATTATATGGCAAATCTTAAGCAGAAACCACGGGTGGAGAGATTGCGTCAGTTAGGGAGGATCATGACTGGACACATTTATCAGTACGACGAGAACCAGATGAGTTTATTTTAGAACCAGATAACAAAACCAAGCGATCATCATACCACCTCCCGTAATAGTATATGCTGCGGAGGTGGGAGATGATATGGAAAGAGAGGGGCACAGATGGATTGGAATTATGACATGGACAGTTGTCCGTTAGATACAAAGGTTTTCTTATTGTCAGCAAACGACAACCTACTTTTGCCACAGCGTGAATTTGTTGGCACTCTTATGCGCAAAGGACATTCTGTTACAAGAGGTAAGTGCTTTAGTGGAGATCCAGAGTATTTTTATAGAAGTAAAATTGTTGCGTGGAAGAAATATAATGCAGAAAGAGAGGAATAATTGCATGAAGTATACGGTAGAACTGACAGAAAACGGAATTAATGAAACATTGGAATTGAATGGAATAACTTACAGAAAAGAATGGACAAGGTTGGAAAATGGTTTACTTCAGTGCTCACAGAAAGATTTCTCGGAGCAGATGAGAGAGAATGGACATGATGGAGACCTTATAGAGAGAGTAGCAGAAGTATTTGACAGCTTTTTGGCAGGAGACGTAGATGATATCAGGGATTGTTATGATTAAGGAGAACGTGTAATTATGCTCAATAGCAAGGTATATACAAAAAAGTGCGTGATCTGCGGAAAAGAATACAAATCAATATCAGTCAGAGCACTTACCTGTGGGAAGCAGTGCCGGAATGAGTACCACAGAAGAAAATATAGAGAAAAGAGAAGTATTAAAACGTGCAATAACAATAGCATCAGTGAAGTTTTGGAAAAGGCACGTGAAGCCGGAATGAGTTATGGGAAATATGTAGCAATGGAAGATAAAAAAAGAAATCTTGATGGAGGTAGATTATGAAAATATCAATCACGTGTGACGGAGAGGAATTATTAGAAAGAGATTATGGAAGCTCTTGTGATTTGAGAGATTGTGTGCCTGTTGTTGGCGATGTTATAAATATTGGTCAATATAACGATGAAATAAAGAAGTGTGGTGGTAAGTTTAGTTCGGTTAGTAAAAACTATGTGGTAACAAAAAGATTATTTGATGTAGTAAAGGGATATAACGGCTCAACTAAAACAATATTGCACCTGTATGTGGACAAAGTTGAAGGGAGTGCAAAATGAAAAAGAAATTTATAACAGCCATCATAACCGCAACACTCCTGATTGCCGGATGCAGTGATACAGCAAATGTCAGTGCGGGACAGGAAAACACAATGGTACTGGTGGGAAGTGGACAAGAATATCTTATTTATGCAGATAGTGACACAGGAGTGATGTATTTATATATCACAATAAGTACGGGCGGCGGTCTTACCGTTATGCTCAATGCTGATGGTACACCGAAGATCTGGCAGGGAGAAGAATAAAATATTGGAGGATAGTGGCTTATGAAGTTTTCAAAACTGACTAAGCCAGAGCTTGAAACAATTATTGAAAACGCCAATTTCACGGAGCAGGAAGAAGAAATATTTTATCTTCTTGCCCGTGGACTTATTTCAAAAGAAATAGCCATGAGACTATGCGTATCAACAAGAACAGTGGAAAGAAGAATTTTTGATATTAAACAGAAAGTAAAAAAGTTAGAAGGTGAGTTAAACGGGAAATCTTTCAAATAGTGAGTTGTTGAATATTGCCATCGAAAATGGTATTATCAACATAGACACCATTCAGAAAAAAATTGAAATGAACGAAAGGAAAAAATTTATTGAAAAACACACTTACAGCATTTGGCAAGGAAAAGATGGAAAGTTTTACACATATTTGCCAGATGAAGATAATAAGAGAGGAAAGAGACTTGTAAAGAGAACATCTGAAAAAGCAATTGAAGATGAAATAGTAAAGTTCTATAAAGCTAAGGAGGATGAACCTACAGTTATTCAGGTATATTCTAATTGGATTTCTGAAAAACTTGAATATGGTGAAATAACAAGACAGACAAAGGACAAGTACGAGACAAATTTTAAAAGATTTTTTGAAAATAAGTATTTGCCGATTGCAAATAGAAAAATCCGGTACATTGATGAAGAAATATTGGAATCATTCATAAAAACAGCTATTTCAAAACTGGAACTTACGCAAAAAGCTTATTCTGATATGCGGATATTGATTAACGGAATTTTCAAATATGCAAAGAAAAAACATTATACCAGCCTGAGCATAACCAGTTTTATGGGTGATTTGGAAATTTCGGAAAAGTCATTTAAAAAGAACCATAAGTCAGACTGCGAATTGGTATTTTCTAAGGATGAGGAACTTTTAATTGAACGATTTGTAATGGAAGATGAGCCTACATTGATAGAACTTGGCATTATTTTGGCATTTAAAACAGGATTGAGAGTTGGGGAAATATCTACCCTCTCATGGTCTGATGTCGGAGAAAATAAGATACATATATCAAAGACAGAAATAAGATATAGAGATGATAATGGCAAATATGTATTTGATGTTCAAAATTTTCCTAAAAGTGATGCCGGGTTTAGAGATGTTATAATTACCGCAGATACCAAAGAACTTATGAGAAAAATAAAAATGCTCAATCCATTTGGGCAATATATTTTTATGAAAAACGGTAAACGAATAAAAGGTCAGGCATTTACAAGGCGGCTATATGTGATATGTGATAGAATAGGAATTGGTGAACGTTCAATTCACAAGGCAAGAAAGACATATGCAACAAAGTTGATAGATGGAAATGTTCCAGAATCGGTAATAAAAACACAAATGGGGCATACAGATATCAGAACAACTCTCGATCATTACTATTTTAATAACAAGACAGAGAGTGAAATGCAGGAATATATTGCAAAAGCATTATCAATGTAAAAGGTAACACGAGGTAACACCTTTGGAGATAAAGAAATTCAGTATTTATGCGGGTTTGAGAGAATTGATACCGAGTTCGAATCTCCCTTCCGCTACTTTATTTTTATTTAAGAAAACCTTGTGAAGCCTTGATTTTACTGAAAGAAAGGAGTTTTTGAATGGTGTCTTTTCTAAAGGTCAAAATCAAAGGTAACACTAAAGGTAACACGAACGGATGTATGGACGCTTAATGCGTTCTTTTTTTTTGTATTTTTTGACGGCAAACTGTCGGAATCGTGACGGTTTTGCCGCCTTTTTTTATGCAAAAATATAATCAAAGGGAGGGATGGTGGTGTTTTCAGATGAAGTTCTTGAA